AAATATTTTTTCAAATTTATATAAAATATTTGAATGATTTTTTTAAAAGAAACAATTAATCTGTAATATAAACCTTTAATATCGAGTAATATGAGGAAAATATAAGGCATTTTAAAATGAATGTTGTGCAGATAAAGCAATTAATTCATGTAAATATGCAAATAGCATCTTCAAAACGAAAGTTAAATAAAGCATGTCAAAAACGAAAAGCAGAAGAAGCAACCATTAAAGCAATAAACCGCTTAGATATATTATATAAACAAAAAGCAGTGTATATGATGAATTTTCATGATGGAAAGCATAAAGATTAGAGCAATTTAATAGTGTGTTTGTTCCCATCAAGTTTTTCCATGTATCCTACTAACTTGGGAATTGTAGTTTTTTGATACAATTCGAAGTCAAATAATTCATTAGTGTCTGGAACATAAATGAAATGTTTATTCAATGTTTTAACATAAATCTTCATACTTTTCTTATTCATTTCTTTTTTAAAGTTTTTAGAATATTCATCTAAAATATCTTTATAAATATCTAAAGTGTATGCTTTCTTATTATCTTGAAAATCTACAGGGAAAGAGAAACAACCAATTTGTGGATTATTTAAAAAACAATCAACAGCAGTTTTTTTCATACAATTCAAAAAGCCACTTATGATATTTTTTTTGTTTTGTGCAATAATGTAGATATTCTCGTCGGTGGTTAGATTTTTATCATATCTTCCGATTATCATTTTATTTTTATCATTTTTGAGCTGTTTCTCTGTAAAGGTCATACTATACGTATAAACTGTAAAATTTTGTTCATTTTTAGGTAAAGCGATATGTGAACAAGTTCTATTGGCTCTTCCAATAACTTGTTCAATTCTGTTGTTATTCCAATAAGGTTCGGTGATGTGCACTTGTCTAACATTTTTAAGTGATATTCCTTCAGCTCCTGATTGGGTGATGAATAAAACTTTCAAAATCTCTCCACGTAAATTAGTTTTTCCTTCTAGTTTTTTCATAATATTTGTTGGTAAATCTGTAAAATCATTATTGAAAATTGATAGCAAAATTTTGGTATATTGAATTTTATTTTTTTCATTCAAATTGCTTTCATCTTTAAATCTAATAAATGATGGTTTACTGGAATCAAATTTGATGTCCCAAACACTATTTTTGTATTCGATGACAAACTCAGAGTATCCTTTATGTTCTAAACATTTTGAAACTATTTCAATACCTTCTGCTGTGCTAAACTGCGAATACACTAAGACATTACCTGGTGATTGCTCGATATTTTGAATCATCTTTTCGAATTTTGGGGAATATATTGATAAGTCGGATTGAAGGTGTGTTTTAGTAAGTGAATTAATTGCATCGGATAATTTTTGTTGGTACATATTCTTATCGGTTTCTTTCTTGAAGTCTTTTGGTTTAGGACGTATAATTTTTTCAGGAAACACAAAATTGCAAATCATTCTAGAATATGCTTTGTACACAGATGTAGAATCACTGAACAATGAAGAACGTTTCGTCTGTTTTTCTAATTTTCGTTCTTCTTTTCTAGCATTCACATATTGTTCATATTGAAAATCGGACATTTCTAAACTTTCATTAATTGTATTTGTCGATGGATATAAATTTGGATTATTATTGACAAAATGCGAAACACTTCCTAATATTCTTCGCATAAACAAATTTTCATTAATCATTGACATTGTGTTTTCATCGACAAAAAATTTATTGAATTCTTCAAAATCCGTCGGCAACGCCATTGTCTTAGTTTCAGATACTTTTTTTACCATACCAATACCTTTGCTTTCGAATGTTTTCTGCATCTTTTCTATGATTTCATCATGATACAAAGGTTCTTCAGATCTTTTTACAAAATTTGCACTATTTTGTTGAAACGCATAAGGTAATAATGAGAATGTAATTTTACTAGAGTTTTTTAATAATTGTATTTGAAATGAATCCATTTGGGGCACGGAATTCAATATAGTGTTTAGTATCTTTTCGTCTGTATTTTTAACTTCAATAGTATAAAGTTTTTCATATCCTTTTATCAAATTGATCATATATGCAATTTCATTAGGTTTGTTTATGATAGGAGTTCCCGACAGCAAAATTATCTTAACATTTGAAGCTTTCATTATCAATTTATATATCGCTGGAGCTATATTGGCATTGTTAGAAACACCTGAAATAAAGTTATGAACTTCATCTATTATGATTACTTTATTATCGAAAAAATTTGGATTTATATATTCATTCTTGATTTTATCTTTCGAAATACCATTATAATTAATAAAATGATAATTCGTTTGAAGTAAATCTGCTATTTGGGAATCTATTTGTTGCTTATCTTTAGAACTTAAATCATTAAAGTTTGATTTTTTAGATTCATCAATAACCCAAACACCCTTGTTATCGGTTTGGAGTTTCTTGGATAAATAGTTGACCTTGAGAGTTTTATCAAATACCCAATGGTGTTTAGTTTTATCATAATATTTATTTCCGCATTTTAAAATTTCTTGTATATAATTTGGTTTCAAAGAAGCTGGAAGCATCACCACAACTTTTTTATAATTCATTAGCATCTCGGCTGCAGCTATCGAAGAGCACGATTTACCAACCCCTAAACCATGGTACAATAATAAACCTCTATAAGGCGATTTATACTGTAAATAATCTCTTATAAATCGTTGATGAGGAAATAAAGCTATTCCGTCTGTTTTCATTTCACATGTTTCTTCTTTGTTCGAATCTATTTTACGATAATTCACAAACGTTTCAGATATCCAATTAATATATTTAGTGTTAGACGGTAATATCCATTCTGTTGGATTCACGTCGTATTGTTCAATTGTTTTTAAGAAAGATGATGTTGACTTATTTGTTATTTTCTTAGAATTCGAAGAATTACTTGAACTAGTTGAATTAGAAGCGTTAGAAGTATTTGAGGAATTGGATTTTTTTGGGGAATTAGAAGCGTTAGAAGTATTTGAGGAATTGGAATTTTTTGGGGAATTAGAAGCGTTAGAAGTATTTGAGGAATTGGATTTTTTTGGGGAATTAGAAGCGTTAGAAGTATTTGAGTTTGTTGACTTTTCCTTAGAATTTTCTGTTTTTTTGGAAGACTTCGAATTCTGTATATCTTTCAATTGTTTAGCGGTCATTTTATAACAACATTCCTCATTGTATTTATTTTTTTTTTGCACATACCCAGAAGGACACGGTGGTGGCGGGTTTTTTGGATTGGTTGAACATTTTTTGGTACTCATAATTCAACGTTTTTAAATTAATGTCATGTATTATTTGTGAATGCGATCGAGTATTTGAAAATTTGGCAAAAGCATTTTATATTCAAAAACTGTATTGAATCCATAACAATGATATGATTTAATTTCTTCATTTCCAATACATATTTTAGATATTTTATTGAAAAAACAAGCTTCATCTGAGAACGATGACATAATAGTTCCTATGATAAAAGTCGTTTTCGATAGCAATATCAAAGAAAGAAATGCATGGATAATACCTAAAGAGTTATTTCTATTCGTTTCAATATTATGTAAATACAAAATATTTTCATTGGGAATTATATTTTTGATGTGATCGTACGCAAAGTTCGTATTGGAAGATATAAAAAACTTAGTATTTGGATTATTTTGATACACTCTTTGTATGATGGACATGAAATTTTCTATCGGCGAAACTTCATGAAATACACGACCATCTTGTTTATCATAAGTATCTACAAAATCTCGAAAGTGAACCCCTACACAATTCTCTATATTCTTACAATTTTGAAGCAGTTTCTGAATGGTATCTGAAAATTGGAAAGAATTGTAAAATTCTTGTTTTTTATTGATAAACGTATAAATATCCATATCTGGATGTTTAAATTCGTGTCCTCCTTCGATGATGACATAATCATACTTATCGAATTCTGATATTAAATAATTCGTATGAATAGTAGGTTTATGCAAAACAGACTTTGAATTCGAAATTTTTTGAAGATCAAAAGAAATGAAATGATTGGAAATGAGTTCGTCGAGAGAACAATTGCAACAAGGTTCTGGAATCCAATTGACGTAAAACGTGGCTTGAAGGAAGTTAGCGAGAATTTTAGCAGACGCAAAAGCTCTAAGGCGATTACACAAACCTTGTGTAGGGACAAAAATGATAATAGGTGGCATTACTTATATTTATTTGAACACGCATTAATAAAATGAATATATTCGTTAAATGGACATTTGTATTCGGGCAGATCAGAAACAACGTCTCTACAAAGAGGACATGTGTTATATTTAATTATCCAAGGCCAAATACACTTTTGATGAAAAGAATGACATCCTGAACATCGAAGTGTTTTTTTTTGAGATTCCTTTATAGAGGAGAAACATATCGAACAACTTGAAACTGAATTCATTTATTTGTAAGATTGTTTTGAAATTGTATTTAAATAGTCATATCATTGTAGTTTTCCACGTATTCCAGAGAAAACGTAATCGAATATTGAAGAGAGAGATTGAACACATAGAAATCATTGATTATACCCGTTAACTTAAAGTTAGTAAGGATTTCACTTAATTCAGAAGGGAGATCTATAAAAATAATGTTGTCCATTTCATTAATATCGTTAATACGATGGCCAGTATTTCGACTGATAAACTTATTGAATTCAGATACTTGAGTTGAAGTTAAACTGCTATCTATTGGTGCATAAATAAAGAGATTTTTAATAAGAACGTAATCATTTTTATAAAATTCGTTCACATTAAAGCCTTCATTATTTGGAAATTTGATTCGAAGAGCGACCCCAGAGGAACTTATGGTGCTTTGAATTTCAGAGATATCATTCGCTAGTTTATTGTCTAACTCTTCAGAAAGCAACTCACCAGATGGTTTATGTAAAGATACAGTTAAAGAATTTAAGGAAGAAAGAGGAGTTGGGAAAAATATCTTTTCCGAGTGTTGAACTGGTGAGAATATAACCGAACCTCTTTGAGAAGGATCACCTGGTTGATCAATTTTGACAAAATCTTTATATTGTAATTGACAAAATGTTTTGCTCATTGTGTTATTTGTACCGTCGTGAGTGCCTTGTAGTTCTTGAATACAAAGAAGAATGTATGGTGAATTGTAATAATTAAAATGTTCATAAGCATTTGTACCTGTACTCGCACTTTTATATGCAACACCTAATGGTAATATAAGGTTAGCTACCGATATACTTGAAATAGACTTAAAAGACGATAGCATAGATACATTGTCCACAATAATGTTCACGGTTTCGTGTCCAAGAACGATAGGTGTTTCAGGGTTGTCAAGATTGGGTGTGTTTCCGTTTTCGTTTAAAGTTTCATCAAATGCTTCAAAAGTTGTGTCGTTTATTTTAAATCCATTAGTATTTGGAAGTCCATTATTGATATCTGTTTTAGTAAATGGGATAGTTGGATTGTTTTTGTAATATGGAACAGAAAGTGATTGTTTTGGATTAGCAAACAAATTAATGATAAAATCAAATCTTGAATTGTAGTTTACCCAATTACGATGTGAAGTGTCAATAATAACTGTTTTTCTTTTTTTGAATGTTGAAACATTATCTCTAGAAATGACGGTTTCAATTTGAGAAGTATTATTCAAAGACAGGTTTTTAATTTTTTCAGGGGGAGTATTATCAATTTCATATAACGCTTTAGTATTAGCGGAAGCATAATCTTTGTTGATAACATCGGAAACTTCGAAAGTTCTGTTATGTTCGTTGGGGTACAACGATTTCAGAGAATCATCAAAAGAGCTTCGATTGTTTTGTAAACTCTCTATTTGAGATTTAAAATCTTCTTGTGAAATAGATTCATCTAGTAAAGAGTTTGTGTTTAATGTTTTTATTTCTTTATCGATATTATTAGCACGTTCATCTACTATTTTTCCGAATTGAATATTAACATTATCTGGTTCACTGGATGTTCTAGTTTGGCTAGGATGAGTTGACACCTTATTTTCTCTATTCGTATGAATTGAATCCCTTAAAGTATCTAATTTATATTCTTCTTGAATGATTTTTTTTACAATGGTTAAAACCAACTTATTTTTTTCAATTAAAGATTTGTTCTGATTAACGGGATCGGATGCAACTTTTTGAATAATATTATAAAATACTTTTTTAAGATTTAAACTCGAGATATTTTGTACGTTTATGTTTGATTTGTCTTTAAAGTATTCTGTTATGATATTATTTAAGTCTTTAAAATTATTAACAGATACGAAAGTATTAGTCATATTTAATTAAATAAAATTCTTTTTTATTTTAAATATATTATAGATGAATATCTATAACGAGCACAAAGTAATTCCACCATTAGATAAAGGAGGAATTGAGTTTTACACAGATAATGCATTGATAAAACCACCAGAATTAAAGAAGGAAGATTATAAGAAAAGATTTTTTCGATATGTTATAGATAGTCGTGATAGAAAGTTAACAGATGACATAAACTCTTATACAATTAGATTGAATGAAGATGTACAAGAGGTTATGAGTGTGCAATTGATTTATCAAGATTTTGAATTCAATGAGTATAATGTAACTAATAACAACAATAAGATCTACATCAAAGAATCTGACACAACGGAACAAACAATTAGTATAGAGCCTGGAGTATACGATGCAAACAGTTTGATAACCGAGCTGAACAGTAAGTTAAGCAGTTACGCTATAAGTGTTTCGTATTTAGAAACACAACGTAAATATAAATTTGTTGCTGGTGCAACTGCAAGAACGATAAATGTAATAAGACATCATCCTGAGGAAGCATCATTAGATAATTACATTCAGACATTAGATAGCAAAAAAACAGATCTAAGAAACTCGTCAAGAGGCACCAATGAATACATTAATTTATCCCAAGAGATAGATGAATTAAATAATAAAATAAGAGATATCAACACTTTTGAGAAGGATTACAAAGAAAAATCAATCTATCGAGTTTTGGGCTTTGCGAGGGAAGACTTGGTGTTGTCCGCTAATGAAGAGAAGACATTAGCATATCCAGTGCATCTAAAGCCAGAAAGGTTTATAGCAATGTACTTACAACAAGCTAAGAATTACAATAGTCCAAATAATAATTTACATCAATGTTTTGCAATTATAAATGGCGAAAAAGGTCAAACATATGATCAAAATATAGTCAAAAGGTTTAATCCACCAATAGCGAGTTATAAAATTTTGAAATTTAAGTTTGTAGATTATTATGGTAATCCGTATGATTTTCAAAACAAAGATCATAGATTTGAATTAGAGATTGTATGCTTGAAACAAACGAGAATGTACGGAAATATTTTCACTTAGTTTCTAAACAAGATATTTCTGAGTTTGAACACTTCATCATCACGCACGTTATCATTGATGACAGAATTAAAAGATTTATTTTTTAGCATTTGAATAATGAAATAGATGCAAAACATACCACATTCTGTGTTTTTGAATTGTTTTTGTATAAGATTTTCGTGAAAGTCAAATTTTTTTGAATTTAGTTGAGTGCGAAAAGAGTTGTATAAAGTTTTTATTTCGGATGGACAAGGTAGTCCGTTTGAATCGAAGAAGTAAAAGCCGAAATTCTTGCTTCTAGGATTTGTGTTAGCGAAAAAGCAAATCCAGTGAGATCCGGATTGATAATGTTTGTCGGTGTTGAAAACAGCGGCAAATTTATTATGAGACACAAAGTCAAATTTGATATTACACAGAGCTTGTGAGATACAACCACCTGCAAAATTGGAGTTTCCAAAATCTATAGGAAATACACCCAAGAACTTAAACTTTTTATATTTCTTTTCGTATTGCGTAAGAATATTCAGAATATCAATATTTGATAACCAAGTTCTAGGATTTTGTTTCCATATAGAAGGTTTCTGTGGAACAAGTGCGTTTGATAAATTATGATTTGAATTAGTTTCATCGATCCAACAAACTTCGTCATCTTTTTTACAAGCTTTTTTTTCCCACATATACACATTGATTTTGTTCCATAATTGAGTTTTACTAAGTGATTTGAATGCTGGAATATTAATTTGACGAGCGATTTCGTGCAATTGTGCTTTTGTAAAACAGGTTTTATGTTGTTTAAAAAACTTTTGATGATGAGGAGAACAAGACATTTTATTAGAAATGTACATAAAAAATGAAGAACCTAAAAGTGATTTTTTTTTTTAAAAATTGAATTAAAAACGTTTGGAATATATTATAATTATAATATAATTAAGGGTCATGTCTTCTTGTTATCAAGCAAAACAAAAGTTAGTAAATTTTTTGAACAAGTCTAAAAGTATAAAAGACTCAACTTTTACACATACGAGTATAACCGAACCAGCTGGTTCGTTCTATATCCAAACCAAAGACTTGGATAATTTTTATGAGCTTTACAAGAATGCGATGCAACAAGGTTGTGCATTACATTTAACTGAGAAGCATAAAGACATTTCCCCTGTATTAATTGATTTTGATTTTAGATTTATGAATAATGTTGATGACCTAACAAGAAAATATGATGACGAAATGATAGAGAAGGTGGTTGAACTGTATATAAAAAAAATAGGTGATTATGTCATTTTACCAGAAGAGATCAATGTTTTGGTAATGGAGAAGGAAAGCCCTATTTACGACGAGAAGAAGAAATGTGTGAAGGATGGTATTCACATAGTCATGCCTAATGTAGTGTCTAGACCTTCTATACAATACATGGTAAGGAAAGAATTGCTGACAGAATATGAGGGTTTTTTCAAAAATATAAAAGCGGACAATTCCGTAAGTGATATTTTTGACGAGTGTGTTATTCATAAGAATAATTGGCAGATGTATGGAAGCAAAAAACCAAATTCAACTTCTTATAAAATTACAAAAAATTGGGTGTATAAAAATGGAGAAAAAGAAAGTAAGGAGTTGTTAGAAGATCATGAATATGTTGAAATTCTATCTATTAGAAACAAATATGTCGAAACACCAATGACGAATGACAGTTCGGTAAGGAAAAAGATTGAAGCATATGATCACGAATTGAAGAAGATCAACGATAAAAAGGAGAACAAAAAGAATTTACATAAGAAGATAATACAGACAAACGAATCAACTTTTGAGCCAACATGTGATGAATTGGAATTGGTTAAAAAGTTAATAAATATATTGGATGATTCTAGAGCAAATAATTATGGAGATTGGATCCGACTGGGTTGGTGTTTAAGAAATATACATATCGAGTTATTAACAAATTGGGACGAATTTAGTAAAAGGTCAACAAAGTATGAAGTGGGTGTGTGTGATAGATTATGGTACAGGATGCGTGAAGGGGGGTTAGGTATAGGAACATTGCACATGTGGGCAAAACAAGATAATCAAACTGAATACAACAAAATAGTATCTGAGGACATTTCATCATTAATCTACAAGAGTTTAAGTCTAACGGATTATGATATCGCATTGGTGATAGCAAGAATGTTCAAACATCGATATCGATGTGCATCACATAAACATCATGTGTGGTATGAGTTCAAAAATAACGGGTGGAAAGAGATAGAGAAGGGATATACGTTATTTTATAAGGAAATACCTACTGTGTTGTTCAATGAATATATGAAAATTATTAATAAGGAAAGTATAAGAGCCCAAAACTCAGTGGACGAAAGAGATAGAAAAATATGCACAGATAATATTGAGAATTTAACCAAAATATCTAAAAAATTAAAGAACACAAGTTTTGTGAAAGATAAGATGTATAAAGAATGTTCAGGTTTATTTTATGAGCCTGGATTTGAAGATCGTTTAGATTCAAATCCGAACTTAATTGGTTTTGATAATGGAGTCTTTGATTTGGAGAATATGGAATTTCGTGAAGGTCGTCCAGAAGATTATGTGTCTTTATCAACTGGTATTAATTATATAGAATATAATGAAGATAATCCGTATATAGAGCAGGTGATGGATTTCATGTCTAAAGTTTTAACGAACAAAAATGTTCGAGAATTTGTATTGTTGCTATTCGCAAGTATATTGGATGGAACAAACCGAGACGAAAAGTTTCACGTATGGACGGGTTCTGGATCAAATGGTAAAAGCAAGATCGTGGAGTTATTTCAACAAACTATTGGAGAATATGCGTGTATATTCAATGTGTCATTATTAACTCAAAAACGAATAGGCTCAAATCAAACGAATAGTGAATTAGCGATTGCAAAAGGCAAAAGATTTGCGGTGTTGCAAGAACCAGAGGAGAATGAGAAATTGAACATTGGTATTATGAAAGAAATAACAGGAGGAGATAAAATACAATGTAGGTGTTTGTTCAAAGAACCAATCCGATTTAAACCAATGTTCAAACCTATATTGATTTGTAATCACATGCCTTTAATTCCATCCGATGATGGTGCATCTTGGAGACGTGTATGTAGAGTGGAATACACATCAAAGTTTGTCGATGATCCAAACGCTGACAATCCTAACGAGTTTCCTATAGACCGTGAATTAAGTTATAGGTTTGAATCATGGAAAGAAACATTTATGGCAATACTTTTACATAAATATTATGTGAAATACAAAGAATCTGGTAAAATTCAAATTCCAAAAGAAGTATTGGACTATACCAACGAATACCAAAGGAAAAATGATATATTCGCCGAGTTTTGTGATACATACATTGAATTGGACAGTGGAGGTGCAGTTGATATTGGACAGTTGTTTGAAAAATTCAAGGAATATTGTTCTGTGGATAGTATGCGAATCCCGAAGAAGAGTGTATTTCAAGAGGCGATGGAAAAGAGATACGGGAAACTAGTTGTTCATAAAGGAGTAAAATATCTGAAGGGTATAAATCTAAAGAATCGGATGATAAATGAAGAATGATAGAACGAAAATAAACAAATTAATAAAAATTGATACTAATTTAAATGTTTTTTTTTATAATTAATATACAAATATGAATGAAGTAATACGTACATTTATAACATTAAAAGAGATGTTAAATGATAGAAAAGTAGATACTTCAAATCTAGATTGTATATCAGATGCAGAATTAGAAATTATGTATAGAACCAATAAAATTTTTTCGATTCAAGTGAACCAAAGTTTTAAGATAATTTATTACATGAACTCGAAATTCAAGATAAATGATCTGAAAAAGTTAATAGACAACGAAGAAAAAATCATAATAATTTTTAAGGAAAAAATAAATAATTTGAACATTAAAAACTTGAAAGAATACGAAGCTAATATAGAATTGTTTCTAATCAAAGAATTGTTGATTAACATAAGTAAGCATACACTTGTGCCGAAACACGAGGTAATGAAGGATCCTGAAGAAATATCTAAAATATTAACACAATTTCAATTGAAAACAAAGAGTCAATTGCCCATAATATTGAGAAGCGATCCTATGGCAAGGTATTTGGATATTAAATCAGGAGATATAGTAAAGATAACGAGAAACAGCCCAAGTGCTGGAGTAGCTATAGTCTATAGATATTGCAATTAATATTAATATATTTATATTCTTCAAATAAATAAATATGGGTGATTCAATAATAGCAATATTCAACGATGACCAACAAGACTTGAAAACAGCTCTTACACAAGCAGTATTAAGTATGAATCCAGAACCTGACTTCAATAGTGAGTTCAGAGAATTAAAAGTACAAAAACTAATTTCACTTGGTGAAGTCGTAAGAACAAGGGACCTTCCGTCTATCGTTGACTATTTATGTAAACAAGATAACATGAGCGAGTTTGTAGATTCGTTAAGTAATGACGACGATGAGGAAGAGTTTCAAAGACACAAAAACAAATTGATAACTTTAATCACTAAGAATAACAACATTCAAACTAAATATTCACGTAGAAAGTTTTACCAAAACATAATGTTTGGTTTGATGCTGATGTTGGCGATCGGGTTTTCCTTTTTATATTTATCTGGTAAAAACGACCAAAACATGCTTCAAAATAGCTATGTATTAATGATATCACTATCATTGGGAATACTAGTTTTATTTGTGATATATGAAGTGTACATGATGTTATCCAAAAAATCTTTGGTGATTGAAGAGTTTAATACACCGTGTCCGTATTCGGGAATCCAATCACCAGAGGATTTAGATGAGAACCTACTAACATTTTTAGAGTCTTTGGATGAGAACTTGATGAAAGCGAAAGATGTGCTTGAGTACACATCTGGGAAAAAATCAGAAATTGTAAAAGGTATATTACATGATTACAATAATATGAATTATGTAAATATGAGAAAATATCAAATAACTGATTATAGATTACAGGAATCTAGAAGTAGAATTCATTTCATGAAGTATGGATTCTTAATAATAAGTATAATTGGAATACTAGGTGGATTGTCTTTAAGAGGTCAAGATAAAACAATAGGACAATCGTTCTCAATACCAACCGATATGTTTATAGGAACATCTGTATTACTTCTAGTGTCTTACTTAACAGTATATTTATTACATCAAAAACAGAACATGATAAGAAAGAAATATAATTGGGATAAATTGTATTGGAATATAAAAGCAATTTCAGATACCCAGAATAATTAATAAAAAATGTAAATAAATAATAAAATAATGGGTGTTATAATACAATCAGAAAATTACGTAATTGGAACTATTTTTGACATACTGTTAGTGTTTGTTTTAGGCTCAGTATTGTTATTTTTTGGGCATTCCATGAGAAATGAGAACAGGTTTGTGATGTTCTACATTACCATCTTTATTTCGGTAATCATGATATATAATCTTATTTATTTACATTTGAATATTGTAGAAAAAGAGAAAAAGAATTCAAATTACAATATATTAGTATTTTTGAATATTTACTTAATAATTTTGATGTTTGTGTTATCTATAATGTCTTACTTATCACATACTTCATCATCAACTTTCAGATATTAAATCCGGACATAGTTGAAGCAGAAGCTTTATCACCTTGAATACTAACATCTAGGTTGGGAACCATTTTAATGTACATGTTTTTACCTGCAGAGATAATATTATTTTGAGCATTTTCTAACATGTCTTCTGAGATGATGAACATTTTATCACAATCACTCTTTTCTTTCTTCTTATGAACCTTTTTGTTTTTAGGGTTTTCTTCACTCATCTTTTTCTCGTTATTAATAACTGATTTAGACTCAGACTTAGAGTTTATGGTATCAACACTAAAATCAGTGTCAATTGTGGAGAGAATATTATGTATATCTGAAGGATTATATTGTTGAAATAAATTTTCAACATGAGTATTTTTTGTGTTTAATATGATACACACTGTGAGTAATAAAGCAACGTGTATATCATTTAAAGCGATAAGACATAATATAATCATTATGGCAGTGTTGTAAAGATTGTTATTCATAACTAACTTACGAGACTGCAATACATTACAAATAAGTAAGAGCATATATAAGGTCAAAACTATTTTAATGTAAAACATATTATTATTATATATATACTTTATTTTTAATGCTATCTTCGAGAGGTTATATCGTTAAAAAAAAGAATGTGGAAGAAAACAAGATAATCGAAGAGTTAACGGTTCGACCAAATACAGAGTTTATTTCGAATAACTCAGATAATAACGAGTCTGAATTTTGCGTTTGTTTAGAGACAAAAAAGAGTCTATTCGTTCCTAAATATTATGGTCTGCAAAAATTTGGTCTTCCTTCCCAAATTAGTATGGACGAACCTGAAACTATCCCATGTGAATTCAAAGGAACTTTATTGGAGAATCAAAAACATCCTGTATCTGAATATCTAAAAGCTGCAAAAGATCCGTTGCAAATGGGTGGTATATTACAGCTACCGCCAGGAGCTGGGAAAACGGTGATGGGTCTGTATATTACTTGTCATTTGAAAGTGAAAACATTAATCATTGTTCACAAGGAGTTTTTAATGAATCAATGGAAAGAGAGAATTTCTCAATACGTGTCTAATGTAAATGTTGGAATTATAAAACAAAAAAAAAAGGAAATTGATAATCATATTGTGATAGCGAGTTTACAAAGTATTTGTAATAAAACAGATGATGACGATTTATTCAGAAATTTTGGGTTGGTCATCATAGACGAGGTTCATCATATTGGGGCACAGGTGTTTTCGAGAGCGTTGTTGAAAATAAATTTCAAATATGCATTAGGATTATCGGCAACGGTAAATCGAAAAGATGGTCTAAGTAAAGTTTTTAAGTGGTTCATAGGTGATGTTGTGTATAAAGTTCCAAAAAAAGAGAACGTGTCTTGTAATGTTATAATAAAGCAATATGAGGACAACGAGAATGAAGAATACAATAGGGAGTTTTTTTTATATAATGGTAAAGTCAACATGGCAAAGATGATTAATTCTTTGACGACACATCTACCGAGAACAAAATTCATTGTAGATTGTGTAATCGAATTGTTAAAAAAGGAACCAACGAGAAATGTTATCATACTAAGTGATAGAAGAGGACATTTAGAGGATATGGCGACTTTTTTTAAGAAAGAGAAGTATGACACAGGAATGTATGTAGGTGGAATGAAAAATGCAGACTTAGATGTATCGCAACAAAAACAAATAATCTTGGGAACCTTTAGTATGGTGAGTGAAGGCTTTGATCTACCCAAGTTAGATACTTTGGTTTTATCTACGTCAAAGAGTGATATAGAACAATCTGTAGGAAGAATCCAAAGAAAACATATAATAACTGAAAATGATAATGTTCCAACCGTGCTTGATATAGTTGACAACTTTTCTGTATTTGGTAATCAACATATTAAGAGGAAAAAGTTTTATAGCAAAATGAAATATAACGTTTGTAGTGAATAAAAATGTTATTTTAAGTATAATAATGATATTAACTGTAATAAAAAATTCTTTACTAGCAATTTTAATTATTCTTATCTTACATGTTATTTTAAAAAATGAGGTATATGAGGATAGTGAAAATATGAAAAGATTTAATGCTACAAACAAAAGTTTAGACCAAGACTCTAAAAAAAAAGAATCACCTTCTAAAGCACCCCTCCCTTCTAAAGCACCCCTCCCTTCTAAAGCACCCCTCCTTTCAAAAGGAACCTTATCTGAAATAGAAAATAAGAAAGAAATGAGTGATGAAACGGGTGCTTATTATGAAAAAGAATGCGTCAACTCACTGACTTGTAGTGATTTTAAATTACCAGAAAAAAAACTCGACACTGACGAAATGAAGGAACTTTATGATTACGTTTTTGAAAAACATGATACAGATCAATCATTGGAAACAGTGTTCAATAATGACGATAAAGTAATTCATGTCGATATGACGGAATTGGACAAACATATCAATGATATCTCAGAAACTCAAAAAAAAGAGGATAATCTACTGTGTAGTTTCGAGATAATAGGCATTATTGAAAATACCGATGATATCGGTGGAGTCGATATGTTTTCGCAAAACCATTTATTTTCGAAAGTTATTTAAAATTTGACCACTTTTTAATTTAAAACATTTATTATTCTATATCATAATATGCAAACAGGGCAAATATCATTTTGTAATAAATTTGCTTTGAATATCAAATCAGAAGACGTGAAAAAAAAAATACTAAATGAATTAGAGTCCAAGTTTAATATAAAGATTTTAAATAAACATTTTGACATTTTTAATGATAAAATATCTACAACTAAGTTGAGAAAGAGTCCATATTTATTTTGTTTAAAATCCAATGGAAATCCCTATTTGATGTACTTAACGAAAATAAACAATATTAACACTTGTATTTTAATCGATAAAAAAATTCAACAAGGATACTTTTTGCCAAGAATGATAATTGTACATTACATGTTTGATGATCATTTGTTTGAAAACACGTTATTTGATGGAGAAATGGTAAAAGATAAAAAAAATGAGTGGGTATATCTTATGAACGATATTTATGTTCATAGTAATGTATATTTAATTGACAGCAATTTGATCAAAAGGTATAATTTGATGTATAATATACTGTCGAAACAGTTTCTAATATACAACAATATTTTCAGCATTCAAGTTAAAAAATTGTTCAAATTATATGAGATAGAAAAAATAGATGAATTTCAGAGGAAACTGAATTATTCTTCCAGAGGCATTTTATTTAAGCCGATGTTTTTCAAATTCAAAGATATATTACTAAATTTTAATAACGATGTAATCAAAACAGTTCACAAACCAAAATTAAGCAACTTGAATGAATATATCACTAACGATACTATAGATAGTCAGTCATTGAAAATAATGAAAACAGAACTTCCTGATATATACAATTTATATGATGATAAAAAGCAGTTATTGGGACACGCTATGGTAAATTCTATGAAAATAAGTCAATATTTGCAAGAGCTTTTTAAAGACTCGTCCTTACACGAAACATTTTCGATCAATTGTAAATTCAATAACAAATTTAAGAAATGGGAACCAATTCTAGATCTCCAAGCAGTTTGTTGATAGTATTGTTAAAGTCATCCATATTTAAATTCTTTACATAGTTGATGTTAATGAATATATGGGAAACGATTTTATTGTCATTGGTTTGAATAGAATCAAAATTTAAATAAATGTTCGACGAAACTTTATAAGATATTCTCTTAACGTCTATTACATCACCAAGATTTGTTGTAGAAGGGAAGTTTTGTGTATTGTAAGACATCTTATTATAGTAATTACACAAATACTGGTTATCATTCGTTCTATCTACATGCAACAAGTTCATGTCCACCAAAGATGTGGAGTAGTCGTTGTTGTTGTCAATAATAAGTTCATACGAACTTATCATCAATTTTGTTAAATGCTTTTTGAAGTGTTTTAAATGTTTGTTTTTTTTTGCAAAATTAGATAAAATATCTGAAATAGTTTCGTCAAAATTTATTTCATATAAATTATTATTTTTCTTCTTTTTTACTAATAAAATTTCGATGTAATTACAATTCGAAATTGAATCAATCATCATTGTATACTATATATCATGTTCAATTTTAAATCAAATTTTATTAAAGTAAAAAAAATTGATTTATAAAAACAAGCGAATGAAATATATTAGAAAATGGTTGAATGCAGAGAAAGTGTAATCAAATATGCCATTGATTTGGGGTTGAGCGATTTATACGCAGACGACTTAGAAAAGGGTATATATAACTGGTGTCTTACATTCTCCAAAGAGCACGACATTCCAAAATCTTGGAATGATAAAGGTTTTATCAATCTGTATGAAAACAAAGCTAGATCTATTTTAGCAAATCTTGACTGTGATTCTTACATTAAAAATCATCGATTGTTGAATAGAATTATGGACAACGAATTCAAACCACATGATCTACCTTTTATGGATGTTTCAAATATTTTTCCTGAAAGATGGGCTAGTATTCTAGACAAACGAATGAAACAAGAGGAAAACTTTCATAATAGCAAACAAATCGCAAAAACCGATTTATTTAAATGTGGAAAATGTAAGAAGCGTGAATGTAGTTATTATGAATTACAAGTAAGAAGTGCAGATGAAAGTTCGACAATATTTGTAAGTTGTTTGAATTGTGGAAATAGATGGCGTATAGGTTAAAGAATAAATTAAATTCACAAAAAGTAATAATGGAAGTCGATATATGTCCATACAAGGTATTAAACGTCTCAAAAAATTGCACAATAGATGAATTAAAAGCTCGATACAAAAAACTAGCTATGCAATATCATCCTGATAAAGGAGGAAACAAAGTCCTTTTTGACTTATTGACAAAAAGTTTCAAACATATTTTTAATGACATTAAATACGATCAAAATCATGCAAGTTTAAGAGAGCAATATGCTAATTATGAAGCAAAACAAAATCAATCGATATCTCAACCATTCGACCCAGCCGACGGATCGTTTGTGGAAAAATTCAACAAACATTTTGATAAACATAAAACTAACAATCCTATAGTGGAACGTGGTTATTCAAATTTTATGAATGCAGAAAAAGTAAAAACATCCTCAAAAAACTACAAATTAAAAAAATATCACGAACCAGATGCAGTGAATATTTCGAAATTACAATACGAAGAACTAGGTGTTGATGTTAGAGATTTTTCGGGGAAAAACAACGATTCTAAAAATCTCAATTTTATGGACTACGAATATGCACATACAACCTCAAAACTAATTGACCATGATTATGTGAAATCTCGTCAAGAATTCAACAGTTTAAAAGAAATAGAAACAAAACGAAGTGTTGAAAATTTTCAAATGACTTCCGAAGAAAAAAGACATTATGAAAAGTTGAAGACTAAAGAAGCGAATCAAGAACGAAAAAGATTAATGAATTTAAGTGCATCTGATCAATTAGCACAAGACCACTTCATGAAGATCAGTAATTTACAAATAAGTTAATTTCCATATTGTTTTTGAATTCACACATTTTTGTAATAATGTCGTATTTACGTACGCATCGTTTAATAATATTATGTCAGATACATAACTATTTTTCAATCCATATTCGTATCGTTTCGAGTTCATTGTTAATATCTTCTTCTTAAAAGTGGCGTATTTTTTGAATACAAAAGAATTTCCCTTCAATTGAATGTATTGCAAATTAAGATTGTCCATGATCATTTCAAATTTTTGAATAAATGTATCGTCTGTTCCAAGTATCAATGTAAAGTGATCATCATCATTATATAATTTTTTTATCAAAACTATGAAATTCTCGAAAATTGTATTTTCTGTTGATAATGACAATATGTCTTTAGAAGGAATATGTTCATTTTGTTGAACATAGAAATCTGGGTTTTCAATTTTGCACAATGGACACTTATTTACATGATGCAACCATTTATTTATGCAAACAAAGCATACCACATTGACACAACACTTCATGACAGTTTTCGTGCTGATATCTGAATAACAAATAAAACACAACTCATTTGATGTGATACGTTGTTGTATTTGCAATATTTTGTGTTCAACAATTCGTTTCTTCGATAAAATGTTATCCAATCGTTTTTCTTTTTGGTTGTCATCTACCAACTCATTTAAAAAGTTTTCCTTGATTACTATGGTGTTTAATGATGTTTTTAGTTTTGCCAATACTTTGTCAAGTATTCTCTGTTCTGGTTGAATATTTTTCGATGATAAATGTTGTAGAGCTAAATTAATGTCTAGATTGGAAAGTTCGTCTTGAACAGATTTATCAATCAAATCACTTAATGTGGTAATTATGGATGGTTTTTTACACGCTATAGTATCAGTCGTGGTTTTGTTGTAGTAAAGGATTGGAATATCGTATACTATTAATCTGTCGAATAGCGAATTCTGTTGTGTCTTTGGAACTTTGTCATATATTAACCACATAAATGTGTAAGATAAGAATTTTACTTTTAGCTTTATATTATCTGTTATAATGATATTATGAAAAAACAATCTATTTATGTGCACTTTTTCGGCAATAAACTCGAAATGTTTTCTGAAAAAACTTTCAGAAATAACTAAGAGAACATCATGAATTGAATTTTCGAAACTTTCTATATATTTGTCAAGGGAACGATATGTGTAGAACACCTTTATGTCGGTATGATCTTCCCACTCGCATAAAAGATAACTTTTGGTTATCAACAAATTAATATCTTTGTGAATAACATGTTTATTTTCAAATGTTATAAAGTCTTGCCCAATGTAAATATATTGACGATTAATTGGATGTTTACATAGTAAATAAATAGTATCAAGATTTGTAGTGATTAAATATCCTTTTTTTGTTATAACTTTTACATCATCATTTAAAGTTATGAAGAGTTCATATTCAAGAGCTATACATTTTTTCAAAATTCCATCCATTATATATTTAAGATATTTTTGTTTATATTATTACAATATAAACAAGATGCCAATTGAAGATATTAACTTCTTATACGAAAATAGTGTGAAGGAAAATATGGTCATACTGGTTGATAGTAATTACAGAGACAGAGATAGTTTCCCTAGTCCAGCTGAATTTGAAATCAATTTTGCCGAACCTATTAATTTTATTTTTGGGATCGATATTCTCGACACTACAGTTCCACGCACCATGTTCATGATGGATTCTGAAAATAATTCACTCTACATGAGGTTTGGTTTTGACATGTTGGCTTCGAACAACAATACTATTCATCATTTCTTACCACAAGACTTTTCATCAGCATCCACTTTCTTTCAAAGAATCGAAAGCCAGATTACAAAATACGGTATGGCATTGGACAATTATGATAATATTTTTATCGAAGACGAAGACACACTTACGAATTACACCAATAGATTGTTGAATGATTATCCAATAATGCGTTTCAAAAAAAACACACCATTCTTATTTGATATGGAAAAAAGCACTACGTTCAATATCTTCGGTTTCGATAGAAATACAAATACTAATGATTTTCCTAAATATGTTAAGATGGAAGATGTTCTAAATTATCCATCTCATGTGAACGTCAATCTTTCCGATGAAACTATTTACAAAGTAATCCATATAGATAAAATCACTAAACTCGATAACGGTTTTGCTTTTAAGTACAAACATAATCCTGAACACTTAGTTGGTTCATTCCTTCATTCAATTAAACTTGAAAGTATGAATTCAGTTTTTTCAAACAATATTGTTATAAGCGTTCACGACGAAACAGACAGTGTTTCAATAACACTTGTTAATGAATTTGTATTTGACATTTTCAATAGCACATCTGTTGTCAATATAAAAAAATTTAACAACGATGAGTCTAAATATGGTTCTCATAATTCACATTTAATTCTCAAGAAGAATCATGTTTATAGTGTAATTATTTCCACTTCAGATGATATTTCAGATTTAGATGTGTATCTGGGATATTCATATAATATAAAACTTCATAATATTGAGTGGAATAAAAGAACTTTCATTTCAAAAATAATATCAGATCCTTCACAAGTAGTTTCGGTATCTGCTTCTTTTGCGATGAACGAATATCATACACTTGATAAATACGACTCAATCACATTTCCTTTTTATTCGAACTCAACCGTTAAAGAAAAATATGAAGCTATTTCAGATATTGGAACAATTAGAAATCTTGAAATCGATATACAGCGTGATGATACGATATTGTCTAATAACATATTCATTCTTTCGTTGATGTTCGATGATTCATCAATTGCAGACATTCTTTTGACTTACACTATACTAGAGGAAAGACATGTTCTGCGATATGCCAATGATAATATTGATCTCACTCCATTCAGTTATATACGTATTAATTTTGATAGTGTAGAGAGGTACTCGTGGAAGTTGTATACACAGAAGACAATCAGATTGATTAAAAACTCAGACCAAATAAAGCACTCATATGATTATGTTTTTTTCTACGAATTTGGATTGGTTTCGCCTGGTATTATCAATTTAGCTTCTGAAAATTACGTTCTATTAAGATGTCCAGAAATTGAAAATCATTTATTAGGTAGCTATAATTCGAATACAGAACTAAATCCAGGAGTTGCTGTTTTGAACATTGATGTGCAAGGCTACGCATCGGGTAAATCTGAATTCTACAGTGTTCAATATAAAGAGTTTCATCCAATAGGAAAGTTATCCAAGCTAAAATTCCGATTTGAGAGAAAAAGTGATAGAAAATTATATGATTTTAAAAATGTGGACTTGCATTTTCTCATGTCCATTAAATATCTGGCTCCAAAACAAAAAAATCTTTTTCATTATTCAACTCTCAACCCAAATTACGACGCAAATTATATTAATTATGTAAACGATGAGTTATCTTCTTCGGAAAGCGAGTTTGATGAAGATGAACTAAAATCACGAGAAAATCGACTGTTCAAATATTTGAAAACATATTCCTAGATTAGTTTTTCAATATTAATTTAGTTCTCTCCAATCGCTCCCTGTTTTTGTAGAATATATCTCGTATCTTTTGTTCAGCATCTGTTACACTTTCGAATTCAGATTTTAGTCGATTGATCAACTCTTTCTGAGAATAGGGTTTCTTAACCGAGCTCTTTTTGAATCTTACGATACCCTCTTTCGAGTTCAGTTCATCAATTTCATTCTGTGTCATGAATTTAAGGATGCTTTCAGATAATGCCTCCATAAATTTTTTTCTATTTTTTCTCTCGATATCTAACATCTTAATTTTCGCATTAATTGATTTTACTTCCAAATCTAATTTAATCCAGTTTTTTACTTTTTCCTTAAACTCTTCAATTGAATCTTCTTGAGTGTATGTATTCGCCTCCCGTATTCCAGCTTGATTTTTATGAACTAAAATATTTTCACCATTTATAAGATTGTCTGCAAATTCATTATTCATTTGTTGTTGTCGCAAATATTCTCTCACTAGGAAATCTTTATTCATTTCTATAATTATTTTCAAATTAATTTTAAATTATTTTATATATTTTCATACGTATTCTACGCTTTGTCTTTTGATTTACTAGGTTTCTTACCAGTTTTAGGTTTGTCAGATTTCTTACCGTCTTTAGGTTTGTCAGATTTCTTACCGTCTTTAGGTTTGTCAGATTTCTTACCGTCTTTAGGTTTGTCAGATTTCTTACCGTCTTTAGGTTTGTCAGATTTCTTACCGTCTTTAGGTTTGTCAGATTTCTTACCGTCTTTAGGTTTGTCAGATTTTTTCTTATCTTTGGATTCTTCGGCTAAGACTGTAGATACCATTTCTTCAAAACTTGGGACACTTCTATCTCCTTGATATTTGTATTTATTTTGATTACTATGTAAAGTTATGTCTGGAAATGAAAATGTATTTGATACTTGGGGTTTCATGGAAGGGTGTAATTTAACAAGAGAAGGAAGAATTGCCTGATTTATATCCAAAATGTTTAAGTCAGGGTGGCTTTCACGTGATTTGAAACTATTCCAATTTGGTTTCATCTGCTCACAAAAAGGACAGCCCGTCATGTAAATGTATATCAACATAGGTTTTTTTTTCAAAGGTTGTGGGTTGAAATTCATCACATCATCCATCGAATCTAATGATATTGAAGGCATCGTTTTTTATAATATGTGTATAAAATTTTCTCCAGTTTTTGGAATTATATTCAATAATCCGAAGGTTGCTTTTACTAGCGAAAATTTTATCATACTATCGACAGAATCTTTATAGGACAAATCTGGCCCTTTATTGATTTCCATTATCTTGCATTTCAGCTTATCATCTATCGCTACATCACATCCTAAAAGCATGAATTTTGTATGATGATTTGAGTCATATTTTGTAATTTCATTTTTAAAGGTTTTACATATAAATCCAAATAACTCTAGGATATTGTTTTTCAAAACTTTCTGGCTATCAACGGATAATGTATTTAGAAAATCTTTATAAGTAAGCGGATTTTTATCATAAATTGATCTATCTATATATCCTGTAGTTATGTTATGTTTATGTAAAAGGCTATTAGGTTTGAATTTTTCTGGGGTGTAGTATATGAAACCATCATCAAACAAATAGGCATTAAAACTTTTCTCTTTAACAACAATAAGTAAATATTGTCTCAAATTTATTTTGTGCCCATTCACAGTGTATGGGTTCTGTAAAACTTCTTGCACAACTACATAATCTGTATAATGTTGTTCAATATATTCAAGATTGTTTGTAATAAGACACCCTTTTTGTTTTTGTATATTGCTTTTCAAAATATATATTCCATTTTCATCATAATTCAATTTAAATTGTTCCAACTCTTTTGTATTTGATAGTAAGTATGTTATTGGAGTAAATTGTTTAATTTTATTTTTGGAGTTATATTTTTGCAAAATTTTGTACATAACTGATTTACTTGCCAATAAATCAATGGACAGTAAAGAATAAATATGGAGTGGTTCTTTTATATTGTTAAGGAAATTGTATTTTTTCTGATAATCTGTGAGTAATGTAAAAAAAACTATACTTGCCTTTTCAACATGTGATACTGGACGAATATTAAATTCTGAGAATACACTTCGAAAAGGTGTTAAAAGATTATTAGCATTTGATGTATTTTCAACATCTGAGTTAAATTGAAAATAAGTGTCAGAACCTTTATTTTTGTTATTTGAATATTTAAATATGGATATGAGAATTATACAAAATAGTGAAATGAATATATATTTTCTCATTTATATTTCAAAATGAAAAATTATCATACATTTTTATGCATATTGTTTATTTTGTTTTTATCACTGAGCACAATCATAGTTGTTCTTACATATCTCAAGAAATCAGAAAATACAATTCAAAAAAAAGAAGACTCTCATGATAAATCAATTCCGGTGTATTGTTTGATGATTACGGGGCAAACCGACATGAGAAGGTCATACGCAAAAATTAGTATTAAAAACTTTTTAGAACAATCTTATGCAAATAAAAATCTTATAATTTTAAATCAATCCAACGTGTCTCTCCTATCTAGAGAGCACACAAATATTTTGGAAGTGTATATAGATGAACCACATAGTCTTGGAACTCTACGTAATATATCCCTACAATTTGTGCCACCTAATGCAATATGGACAACGTGGGACGATGACGATTGGAGACATACACATTATCTTACAACTATGATCTCTATATTCGATACAAAAGAGATTGAATTTATGATGTTTCAAAATAGATTGGAATATAACGTTCGAACTAAATTCATGTTCCGTACCAAGATGAAATATGGAACAATGATATTTTTTGCTAAACAAAATCCGTTTTTGACATACAGTGACAAAGATGTTCTAGAAGATATCGAATTAAAACAGTTTGCATTGGAAAATTTGAAATACTATATTTACAATAATGACCCTAAGATGTATCTAAGGCTAATCCACCAAGCGAACACAAGTGTGTACGTAGATCCTAAAAAACATAAATTAAAAAAAAACCAAAATGCAAAAACTTATTTCGAATTTGATGTTTCTGAGGTCGATAGTAGATACATAAATAATATTATATCTAAAGAATATAAAAATGTACTCAGAATTTGAAAAACTTAATTGTAGTGATATGGAGCAAATGAACCAATTGATAAATAAAGAAAATGCATCAGCATTTATGAAATACCTTGATTTTCCTGATCAAGATTCACATTGTAAAAAATTGTATGATGTCAATACTTCATCCAAGTTGATAATGAAACAATTCGAAGTAAATGGTTCTTGTACAGAATTTGAGAACAGCAATAATGCAGAGCCTGTGTATGGATGTGTTGGATACAATTGTTTACCCGGAAATATATATCAAAAAACTGATGATTTCAACACATTTCACAACTATTTGGTTTTACAAGACACCGAACCACCATCTGCATGCACAGAAAATCATCAGGTATATCATAATTGGACTCGAAGAAAACTACCAAATATTCCCCCAGAGAGAAGAGATATCACATTCACTGGGCAGTTTGGACAAAGAATTCCCACCCTTAAATTCAATACATGTACCTTCAAGAAAGAAGTGCATGATTGTTGAAAATTATTTTCCTGTAATAACACATTTTCTTGTAATAAAGAACAACAAGATAATAATTGAAATAAGTAATGAAATACAAATATATATAGGGTAATGTTTGTTTTCACTACAATTGTTGATTGTATTGTTGAATGTATCCAACTCTAGATAAATTTTCTTTGCCCTTTCAAGACTTATAATTGGTTTTTTTAACCTTTCATTTACCTTATTATGTAGTAAGACTGTCCATTCGAATAGTGAAAAGTTGTTTGCTAGATGAGTGTCATTTAATGGATGGATAGTCAATAACTTTTTGAAATGGTCTGCACAACTTTTGCAAGGCAAAACATCTGCTAACGAATTGAAATATTGAATATAGGTGTTTTTTTGTTGTGCATTAGGATTACTTGGGTATCCTAATGCAATGAAATGAATACTTGTCCAAACATGTTTCCCCCAAATTTCAGGATTCATATTTATTTTAGATAAATAGTTTTTTCGTAAATCTTTTTTTTTTCACAATTAGTGTGTAAAATTTGTTAATATTTATATATTCATAAGTTTTATGAAATGAATAGTATTGTAAACAGTTCTTCATACCAGTTTTCAAAAAACTTGAAAAAAGACCTTGTTTGTATTAATTGTGGTTTTTGTGGTCATACCTCTAAAAATTGTAATTTCCCAATCACCAGTTTTGGACTGGTAACATATAAGATAATGAATAATAAGTTATACTATTTGATGATACAACGAAAAGATTCTTTATGCTACACCGAGTTCATAAGAGGAAAATATGACTTGAAAAATTTAAAGTATTTATCGAATCTTTTGTCGAATATGACAATGAAAGAGAGATCGAAAATAAAACAACATGATTTTGATTATTTATGGAAAGATATGTGGGTGAATAATACAAACAATTTGAAAAAAGAATACAATTCTAGTAACACGAAGTTTAATAAGTTGAAATCAGGATATTACATCAAATCTGGAGAAAGTGTAGTCAATATATCGTTAGACTTATTACTGAATGAGTTACCATACCTAGATGAAACAGAGTGGGAGTTTCCGAAAGGTAGAAGAAAAATCAACGAAAAAGATATACATTGTGCATTAAGAGAGTTCGAGGAGGAAACAAATATAAGCAGAAAGTTTGTATTTGTAGAAGACACGACAAAACAGTATGAAGAAATCTTTATTGGGAAAAATAAACTAAGATATAGAAACATTTTTTACATAGCACAGTATTTAAAGAATAATGTTTTTGATGTTTTTTATGATAAACAAAATTTAGACCAAATTAAGGAGATCGCAGATGTAATGTTCATGACCTATGAAGAAGTGAATGATAAAATAAGAACAAAGCCTGAAAAATTGGAGTTATTTACCAGAATACACGGGCACCTTATTAAATCAAAAAATATTATTTGAAAAATATAAGAATGTACAACGAAGACAAAAGCGAGTTAAAGGATTATAAAAAAAAAAATTTTAGAGTACAACCGATCGTAGCAGACGGAGACTGTTTGTACAACGCTGTTTTAGAATCTTTGAAAATGATGAATATTTCAAAGATTCCCGAATCTTCAAAAAGATTAAGACAAATTTTATTAAAACATGCCGAGACTTTTCCCTTTAGTAAGGAGTTGTATAAAAAAGAAACGATGAAAAGAATAGAAAAAGGAATTATATGTAAAGGGGACATAGATTCATGGGGTGAGAACGAAGAAATCGATTTGCTTGCCGATCTTTTCAATGTGTGTATATGTATATGGGTAGTTGCTCAAAAAATGTGGCTTTACTCTTTTCCAAAATCTTCAGGTAATAGTTCATTGAAAGATAAATATGGATTATCGACATGCGATAAACTTATTTTCCTGCGTTTAGTAGGTGGAAAATCAGCCACAAAAATGGGAACACATTTTGAAGCCCTTTTACCTGTTTTAAATGATGCTAATTCCAATTCTAATTCTAATTCCAATTCTAATTCTAATTCTAATTCTAATTCTAATTCTAATTCTAATTCCGATAATACAAACTCTGCCGATTTAATGGATGAAGTTATATCTATGGAAATTGATTTCAATGTAGAATCAGAAACAAATACTACAGAAGACGTAGAAGAAGACGTAGAAGACGTAGAAGACGTAGAAGAAGACGTAGATTCTGAAGAAGAAGATTCTGAAGATTCTGAAGAAGAAGACGTAGAAGACGTAGAAGAAGACGAAGATTCTGAAGAAGAAGACGTAGATTCTGAAGAAGAAGATTCTGAAGATTCTGAAGAAGAAGACGTAGATTCTGAAGAAGAAGACGAAGAACCAACAAGTAAAAGAATTTCAAACGACGAAGAGTTGGAACTAACTTCTAATGAAAAAGACGAGGTTAAAGAAATAAAAAGAAAATCTTTAACAAAACGATATGAGTATTATAAAAAACTTATTTTTGAATATGAGAATTCAAAAGATTATAACAAAAACCGCTCATTATTTAGAATATCCAATGGGTTAAAAGACTTCAATCTAACCAACCGGTTGGATGAACATCCTGAGTATTTCATAAATGATTTTGGTATAACTGAAAATAGACAAGGATTCAATTTCACTGGTAATCAAAAACTACTAAAGAAGTTTTTATCGATAAGCACTAAAAATATGGGTATATTATTATATCATGGTGTTGGAGTAGGAAAAACATGTTCTTCTATTTTGATGGCCGAGAATTTTGTGAACATATTCGACAAACAAATTCTAGTTTTTCTACCAAGTAGTTTAGAGGCAAATTATCGAAAAGAGTTGTTCGATGTTTCGAGGTTGAATTTTGAGAAACAAACTTACGATGCTTGTAATGGAAGTAGATACTTAGAGATGATTCCAGATTGGCACAAAATGTCTAGATCAGAGATTAGTAAAAAAGTGCAGAAAATGATAAATAATGATTATAAATTTTACGGTTATCTAAAAATTGTCAATGTTGTATCAAAGATACATAAGCTTTGTAAGGAAAAACATGGGAGTGATAAAGATGAAGTTAAACTCGAGTTATTCATGCGAATACGAGAAATGTTTTCGAATCGTGTAGTCATAATAGATGAAGTGCACAACATTCGCTTATCTGACGATATGCAAATGAAAAAGTTTCCAAAGATATTGAAATTAATATTGAAATGTGCGTATAATCTGCGCTTGATCATGTTATCGGCCACACCCATGTTTGATGATCCAGTAGAAATATCATGGATCATGGAATTCTTATTTACAAATGACAAGTACCACAAAAAATATAATTCGACTATCGAATTTGACGATGGAGGAAAACTGACTAAACTTTCTAAAGAGAATTTAAAATACTTCTCAAAACACTATGTTTCATACATTCGTGGATACGATCCTAAATACTTCCCAATTGTATATTACAACAAGAATGTCATTAACAGAAAGCCTAAATTTGATATGCTCAAGAGAACATCGAAAATTGAACAATTAAAAACGGATAGATATGATTTTTATATGAGTGAAATGACTGGTTCTCAATTGAAAACTTATAGCGATTACAATAAAGAAGATACTAAAAAACGAAACATGCAACTTAATATACAATTGTCGAATATCGTGTACCCTTCCAAATTAGATAGTATTCGATTTTCAGTTGGTAAATCGGGGTTCATGCAAACATTCGAAATATCAGAAGATTCAAACTTATTGAAAGTTAAGTATAAAACGAAACATAAATTGTTAGAAATGAAAAACTTAAAAGAGGCATCAAGTAAAATATATTCTATTCTTGAAATTCTTGAAAAAACCGAAGGGACTGTAATCATATATTCAAAGTTTTTGTATTCGGGACTGATACCTGTGGCGATCGCTTTGGAACACTTGGGATACAGCAAATACAACAATAACAACATTTTATCAGAAAGTGTTAAGAGGAAAGAAAATAAAAAATACATTATGCTAACTGCAGATGAAAAATTGTCTCCAAATAACGTGGAGGAACTTAGAGCGTTTAACGACACCTCAAATAAAGACGGAAGTAAAATAAAAATAGCCTTAATAAATGAGATAGCCTCTGAGGGAGTATCTTTCAAAAACATTAGACAATTGCATATTTTGGAGCCATGGTATAACATGAAAAAAACTGATCAAATTATTGGCAGAGGAGTGCGTTATAAGAGCCACGAATTGTTAGAAAAAGAAAAACAAAATATAGGTGTTTATCTACATGTGAACACGACAAAAAGTGAGATTGAAAGTGTCGATTATAGACGCTATCGGGTTGCTTTGCGAAAATTAGAAAAAATAGCCCAAATTGAAAAAATAATGCAAGAGAATGCTATCGACTGTCATTTCCAAGATCATTCTTTAGTTTCTTTGAAAAGTGAAATAATCGATGCACATGGAAAGCAACGCACCGTGCTAACCGAGTACAACAATATTGCATGTGTGAATAAAGTTAAAGTTCCTGATTTGAAGTTGGATCAATTAAATGAGAAAATGATAACATTCGACTTGATACAGTTAAGCAAAAATATAAGAAATATTATCGAACAACATTCATTATACCATTTTGATATCGACTTAATTAAAAAATACTTGAAACACGAGTTATTGGAAATTGGATTGAATTATATGATGAAGACAAAGGCTCCTGTGCGATTAAATGACGTAAAAGGACATATTATATTGAAAAATGAAACTTATTATTTCCAACCTCATGCAATAGAAGATCAAAAGATCACGTTGGGTGAAAGAGCAATAAAACCCAGAAAATATGTCAAACGCATATTAATAGACAAAGAATACAAAACAGATAAAAATGATATAAATGATGTGATTGAGAAACGTATATCGGACTTACGAGTAGAGATCAAAAAAGTTGTGAAGGATGTTAAGCTTGGTATCTTGGAAGATATGATTATCGACCGTTTAGATGACGAAGAGTTTAAAAAAGTAATTGAAAATAAGACGTATTTTGAGTCGTTAAGACGTGGTAATTATTTGTTAGCTAGTGATGACAGTGTAGATACGGTAATATACTACGATATGTTCTCAGATGAACTAATGTCTGATGGTAAGGTGCTAGGATACGTTTTAAGTAAGAAATATAAAGAGGTGCTCAATACACAAGTCAAATCTAAATTCAAAGACATTGACGTTAGAGGATTTGTAGATTTAGTATCGACAAGCAAGAATAAAAAGGAACAAGTATTGAAAATAAAACACTTAGAAGGCACAAAAAAAGTGGTTGGATCAGCATGTCTTTCAACTTCTACATTGAAAATAGACACTTTAAAAGAATTTATAAACGATCTAACAGACCGAAGTCTTGATATGGAGAAAATAAAGAAGAAATTATTATGTAATGTATATGAATACATTCTAAGAAAAGAGGGAAAGTTTGCACGACCAGTAGAGTACAAGTTAATAAAAAATTGATATTTAAAATTAAAAACCAATGTTATAAGTAAAGTAAATGAATAATTTTTTTGAAACAAAATTGCATGACGTTGTTAAAATTGCTCCTAAGATGTTAACAAACAAATTCAACGAAAATATTTCAAGCACGTTAAAATATAAGTATGAGGGAATCTGCTCAAAATTTGGATACATAAAACATAATTCAATTCAATTGAAAAAAGTGAAGATGGGGAAAATTGAAATGTCCACCTTTCACGGATATGTTTTATTCGACGTTGAGTTTATTGCAAAAATTTGCAATCCTGCAATTGGTAGTATCATTCGGTGTACGGTAAAAAATACGAATTCGTTTGGCATTCTATGCACTTCGGGAATTTATGAAAATAATAAATATCACAATGTGTTGAATGTTGTTGTGCCCAAAATACAAGATAGTTCTAATATCGAAAAGTTAAATAATCTGTCAGTGAATGACGAAGTAAATATTGAAATTTTAGGAAAAAAATATTTGTTGAATAACGAGAATATTCACATCTTTGGAAAGGTAATTGACGATACTGTAGTTGCAGCTTCAAGTGAAATAAATCTTGATTATTCCGAAGACCAAGCGGAGATCGAATCAGTGATAGATGACAATCTCAATGAACCAGAAGATGAACCAGATGCTGAATTAGAAGAAGAAGATATAGAGGAGCAAGAAGATAAAGAATCGTTTGTCATCGAGGAAGACGACGATATAGAAGATCTAAGTGATGAAGATATAGATGATGTAAGTGATGAAGATATAAATGAATAAAACCTAATAAAATGCTTAAAAACTAAAGAGAATACTTAATGTATAATATAAATGATAAAAAAACAAGAAATATTAAGAAAATCTAATCTTTTAAGTGTGAATTCGCAAATTGAATTATATAATTTTTTGAAGTCTGAAAAAATCGCTTGTATGGAAAATGCAAACGGTGTATTTTTCGATTTATCTGCAATTACAGATGAAATGGCGTTGTTAATTGATAATAAATTAGACATATTACAACAATTCGAATACTACACTGATTCAAATTTATTTTTAGCGAAACCGGAAGGAACGGAAGGCAATGAAAAAAATGAATTATCGGAAACTAACGACGAATTTTTTAAGGAAAGTAGCGATTTATCTTTCAAACCAGAAAAACTTTTTGCAAATATAGAAATTAGTAATTGCAACAAAACATCAAAAAAAAACAATCATTTAAAATATTCTGTTGCGAAGAAAAAATATAACAAACAGACATTTACTGAAAATAAAAAATTTGAGGATTATGATTTAAATAAATTGGAAATAGAAGAGTATACACTATGATTTTAGCTGAGATAGGAACAATTGATCATCATGTATTTCAACACATTAATACCAACGAGTACGAAGAAGGTAATAGTTATGTGCGTAAAGGTATTAGTAATACCTTTGTTGAGTTCAAACAGTCGAAAAAAATTATCGCAAAATCCGCTTCATATTTCAATCAAATTCTTGAGATTGAGGAGGGTCATAATGTAATCGAACACGACAAATGTAAAAAGTCATTTTTTGATAACTTGTCGAACAATGTCCTTAAAAATGTTTCAAAAAAGCATGTTATTTTAAAACAGGATGTATATGAGTTTGTGTACAGCAATGATAATATGATCCCAGCAAACAGGAATGTAATGGACTTGTTCTGTATGTTAAATCACAAATCATACATCTTGGTAAAAAATAAAATGTTTTATACTTTCAAGTTTGGTGATGAATATCAAGAAACTTTCGTTTTGTATGATAAACCACCTTCTCACGAGGTTGTATTTCATAAGTTTCAAACGGTAGCTGAAGCACAATCCAACTTAACAAATTCTGGATACATCCAAAATGTAATTTTGAAGAATCTCAAATTAGCAGAACTCAAAGCTTACGCAAACTTACATAACATTAAAATCGAACATTTAAAGAAAAAAGACGAACTTATTGATCATATCGATACCTATATAAAAAATAAAAATTGATATAAATTTAATATTATAAAAGTAAAGAAGAGTAATGGAAATTACGAAAGAAAGTTTGGAGAAAACTGTGTTGATGTTAGATGAAGCAATGTCTAATGATGAAAATGAAGTAGAGTGTGTGTTTAATTCTGTTAACATTACGAAAGAAATATTTGATAGAGTAAAGAACTATCTTGAAAAGTCAAAAGATTATGAAGTGTTGAAGGACAACACAAATAAGGAAACATTAGATATAACACTTTTGGATACAGACTACCGTATAACAGTATCTGACTCAGCTTCAATAAATGAAGTATGTAAAACTGATGTATTACATTTTTTTGACATAATGGAAAAAGCAAAGGTTAATGCTTTTGAACCTATTAAACTTAAAGACTATGACCTAACAATAAAAATAAAGAAAGAGAGTGAAAGGAAATCTAAAGATATCGAAAATTTCAAAGAGATGTACACTGACGCCTATAAGCATTTTAGATTCAAACAACGATATTCATTTCTAGATACAGATCAATTATTCAGAGTCGACATCACAATTGTCAAGCAATCATCTAATGTTTCAAAGACGTTAAAAGCGTCTGGTATCTTAAGTTCTCTAGAGAAATTTGAAATTGAAATTGAGTATTTGAATAAGTCAGAAACCAAATACAAAACGTTAGAAATTGCAGAGAAACTTTATTCCAATATTGAGAAAATTAAAAAAGTCATGGAAGATACAGAACATCTGATTTCAAAAGAAAAACATTTATTAGTTTTACATCAGTATTTGAATTTGGTTAATCCTACCATGTTTGACGATCCACAAAGTGATGGTTTGCAGTACATTAAAAGAGTCGTATTGAAACGACCTAAAGAACACATGTTGTCATATCAACCTATTACATTGGAACAAATGAATATTGTTGAAGAAGCTCTTGGACGGAAAAGTGTTTTAAATAACTATACAGTTACTGAAAAAGCGGATGGAGAACGCTATCTACTTTTCGTGGATGACAAGCACGAGACGTTTTCTATTGACTCAAGATTAACTGTAAAAAAGCTAGGTGTGAAGCATAAGCACAAGAATATCTTAGTTGATGCAGAATATGTTATCAAATCTAAATTCAACACATTATTGGAGACATATTATTGTTTCGACATCTATTTTCATGATGGGGTTGATGTGAGAGATAAGCCATTAATTCCCGATAGGGTTGATTTAATGGAGTCTTTTGTAAAACATGTACCAAAAGGAGTGCAAATACATGTTAAAAAGTTTGTGCAAGATAACGATATTTTCAAAGCATGTGCAAAAGTATATAATAAATCAAAATATGATTACAATATAGATGGATTAATTTTTACACCATCGAACTTGGCAGTCGGATCAGTTTATAATAAAGAACCAGCAGTAAAAAATACATTCGGTGGTCCATGGATGAATGTGTTCAAGTGGAAACCACCTGAAGAAAATTCAATTGATTTCCTTGTGAGATATGATCGCACGATTATGGTGAAGAACGTTGGAAAATGTGTTTTATGTGCACTGCAAGTATCTATGCGTGCATACTCCGATGAATTCATTGATCCATACATGATATTATCAAGTAATGGTTTTTACGAAAAGGCGAGAATGGCACCTAAAACATTTGCTGAAGTATATTTCAAAATACCAGATAATGGAAAATATCCAATAACTCTTGACAATGAAATAATTTTAGACAATACAATTGTTGAATGTATTTATGACGGAGAAGAATCTGAACTTTTCTGTTGGATTCCATACAGATTAAGAGTAGATAAAACACAAATTTACCAGCGTTCTGGGAATATTGCAAATACCGCTAATGCGTATATGACGGCATTGAACGTATGGAGAAGTATTCAAAATCCAGTGACCACAGAACTCATAACAGGAAAAGAAAAGATAACTATTTCTGATATCAATGAAAATAATGTATATTATTCAAGAAATATAAGCAGAGAAAAAATATTATCGAAACCCATGCTTACGTTCCATAATGTTGGCGTAAAATCGAAATTATTCGGATTGTTCAAAAACCAAAATTATTCTCTTTGCGATTTAGCATCTGGTAAGGCAGGTGATCTAAATAAGTGGGTGGAAAATAGATTTACTCATGTTGTTGGTATTGATAACAATATTGACAATATTCTAAATAATACCGATGGTGCATATAGGCGATTGACGAAATTGAAGACAACTACCACACAAGCCAGAAAGACACAAATTGTGTTCTTACAAAAAGATTTGAAAACAGATTGGGAAGATACATCCTCAATCGAGAATGCGCAATTGATGGAACTTTATAATGTTATGTGGGGAAACATCTTTAAGAACGACGTATCAAATCCCAGCATTCTTAAATATTACAATTTGTTGAACAAAAAATTCGACGTTGTTAGTTGTCAATTTGCAATACATTACATGTTTGAAAATGAAGATATCTTAGATACATTTTGTTCGAATCTTGACAAAATAACAAAAAAAGAAGGGTATTTCATTGGAACGTGTCTAGATGGAGAACTTGTTGATAAAATGTTAGGTAAAACGAAAGATGGGGTGAGAGAAGGTAAATACAATGACAACATTCTATGGATGATACAGAAGAAATATGATACTTTTCAGAAGAAAACAGGGCAATCTATAAACGTATATTTGGAGTCAATCAATGTTGTGCATGAGGAATATTTAGTCAATTTTGACTTGTTGAGTGAAAAACTGGAAGAGAAGGGCTTCAAACAATTGTCAAATAATGATCTTAAAAAGTTAGATTTAAAATCATCAATTGGAAACTTTCAAGAACTTCATAATGATGAAGAGTATTCGATGATTGAAGAATTGAAAGACTTCAGTTTTCTAAATAAGTGGTTTATATTTAAGAAATATTAAATGTTTAATATGTAATTATCGTGTATTGGTTATGACAACTATGTATCATTTTAATGAAAATCATAATGAAAAACATTTATCTGTCAAAGAGTATTTAGAAAATAATAATGTTTTGCGAAAATGCTTGTTTGACAAAAAAAATGAAATCGATGCAACGAGTAAATGGGACATAGCGAAAAAATATGCAAACGAATTTGAATTTGTTTTTTCTTTCAATTATGACTGTATTGCTAACAAAGTGCCGATTAGTAGATCATATTTTAAATTAATTGAAATTATCATTGACAATTCACTGTTCAAAGATTTTACAGAACCAATTCATTGTGCATGTTTATGTGAAGGACCCGGTGGATTCATTCAGGCAATTCACGATTGTTGCAAAAAATATCACTTAGATATCTTGTCTCCAATCAACTGTATAACTTTGTTGTCTGATAATAGAAAAATACCAAAATGGAAACTATCTGAAATACCCAAGCATGTCTATGATATCTGCTATGGACAAGACGGAACGGGGAATATTTACAAAATGAAGAATATGGAATTCTTTATCAAAACGTGCAACGAAAAAAAAATATTTATCACTGCAGATGGTGGATTTGATTTTAGTAATGATTTCAATTCACAAGAAGAAAATTTTCTTCATCTTCTCTTATGTGAAATATACATCGGAATAAACGTTCAAGCCTTACATGGACATTTTGTCATCAAATGTTTCGACATATTTCATGAAAGCACAATTCAGATAATAGCTTTTCTTAGATTGTTTTACAAGGACATCTCTATTCAAAAGCCGAAAACGAGTCGTCCTGCAAACTCAGAGAAATATATTATTTGTAAGTATTTCATGCCACTAACCCAACAAAACAAAGTTAATATCGACTATTTAAGAGTGAAAATATTAAGACTCGATTACAATTTGTCAGATATTGTAGATAATAAGTTATATTTAAGCACTTTATACAACGTTCAAGAATTAAATAAAGTATTTGTATCTAATCAAATATTTTATATAAATAAAACTATTGAGTATTCAAAAAAAATGGTGTTTGATAATAAACTTCAACATATAGAGAAATGTAAACAATGGTGCAAACACTATGATGTTCCGATTAAACCAATTTATTTTTAACAAATTTGTCTACTAGTAAAGATCCAACTTTAACAGACGCATCGTGTTCAGATGATTTGTTCAAGTCCATTTTATTTTTCTGTTTCATCAGATATTTCAAAATATCTTTATCTAAATCGTGTTCAAAAACTTTAGCACTCAATACTGGCATTTTTTCAAAAAACTCTGGATATTTTTCTTGATAAAAGTTTTTTGCTTTTTTATCTCTTAAGATTTCATTTACGATTTCTTCAATATCCATTTAATTTTATAATTTATAATTATCTTATATAATTTTAAATAATGTCGTTTTCATATTTGGATGAAAAAGATAAAAAAATGTCTCAACTTCCTTCTCAAAGAGTCAATGGTGGGCTTTATACTGGAGTTCCAGCCAATGGACCATGGGGTAGTGTTCCGGTGGTTCCTGATGAGGCTTATTTAACAAATAAAAATTTGCTTTCAGCCAATCCACCCATCAATGCAACCACCCAATATACTAATAATGTTAGACCTGGAAACAATGTATCAAAACTCCCGAATATTCACAAATTTTCAAACTCCCATGATATAGTCTGTACAGGTAGAGTCAAGTCGTTTGACACTAAGAGTTATGATCCGACTCAATCACCTTTCATGTTGATATAAATTCATTTAGTTTTTCTTGCTTTAGGTTTATCTAGGAATAGTTTTGGCACAAACTCTTCGTAATTGTTTTTTTCGATATCAAGAAAATTATATTTGATACTTCTGCTCACATCCGTTTTGACATCTTTCACAAAAAATCCATACGACTTGTAATCAATGATGTATTTACCATTTAAAATCTTCTTTGGAAAAGACAGTAAAAACTCTATATCTTTTGCATTTATTTTGTCAATCGATGTTTTCTTCATCTGAAGATATGGTTTCAGATTAATATAAATATCTTTTGATCCATCTTTATTTTTATATTGAATAACTGGTCCAAATTTAGCTTCTCGTATGATGTAATCACATTTGTTTATGTTGATGGTCTTGTTGAAGACATTCAGTTGTTTTTTATCGCTCTTAGCCTTTGTTGGTAGATTTGTTCTTTGCATTATAAATCCATGAAACTTTCTAACTATTTGATCATAGGTCTCTTCTCCGTTGGCAATCTGATCTAATTTAGTTTCTAATTGATTTGTAAAAGCTACGTTAACGACCTCTTTAAAATTCGAAGATAAAAAATCTGATATTTGAATACCTATATCAGTGGGAACAATTTTATTCTTTTCACTGTATGTAGCTTTTTTCTCAATTTGTTCTCTAATAATATCTTGATTAGGTGAACATATATAATCCAAATATTCTTTTACGGGTCCTTCTCTTGACTCGTTCGCATTCAAATATTTACGATCATACAACTTATTTAAGATACTTACATATGTGGATGGTCGTCCAATTCCATTTGTTTCCATGTACTTAATGATTGTAGATTCATTATAACGTGTCGGTGGTAAAGTCCATACACAATTACCTATTACCTCGGTGCTTGTGATCTGTTTCTTCAATTTGTCAAGTATTTGTAAAAATGACTTATTTACATCTGCCTCGTTTTCAGTTTCATTGCCTTTTTCACTATGTATGGCTTTTTTCCATCCTGGTTCGATCAAAACCTTCAGTTTGCCTAAGAAATATAGATTCTTTTCTATTTTTTTATGATAAATTTTGACATTCAACTCATTGTATATCGAAGGTATCATAAACGCTGCGACTGTTCTTTCGAAAATCAGTTCATACAACAGTTTGTGTCTTGGTCCAAGCTTATTTCCAATAAGATCTGATGTATTCGATAAATTGGTTGGTCTAATAGCCTCATGAGCTTCTTGGGCATTCGTTTGTGTTTTTCCTTTAACAATACCTTTTTGTTTACATACATACCTAGGTCCGTATGTGTCCGCAATATATTTGTATATATTTTGCTTCATGGATTCGTTGATAGTTGTCGAATCAGTTCTCATGTAGGTGATGTATCCTTTTTCATAAAGCTCTTGAGCTATACTCATCGTAGATTTTATACTAAAACCGTTAGAGAACGCCTTTTGTTGAAGTGTAGATGTTGTGAATGGTTGTGAACTATTTTCTGTTCTTTTTTTTACTTCACTTGAATCGCTTTTCATGTAATAATTTTGTTGTAATAATACTTTTAGAAGTGTTCTAAGTTTTGTTTGATCAGTGATTTTGACTACGGTATCATTTTTATTTGCATCATATAGTTTTGTATTTTCAATATATTTGAAATTATTTATTACATTCCAATATCGTTCTGTAATGAACTGCGATATCTCTCTTTCTTTTTGAATGATAACCATCAATACAACCGACTGCACACGACCTGCTGTTAGCACAGAAGACATCGAAAATTCGTTCCATAAGGTTTTCGTCAAACGAAACCCAATTAATCGATCAAATACTCTTCGTGTTTGTTGGGCATTCACCATCTTCATGTCAATATCTTTCGCATTGGATATAGATACACGTAAAGCATCCTTTGTAATTTCATTAAATACAATCCTTTCATATCTTTTAGGATTCAACACTTGTTTCAGATGCCATGCTATTATTTCACCTTCTCGATCGTTATCAGATGCCAACAATATCTTATCCGCTTTAGAGTTCAAGGATTTAAGTTTGTTTATCGTATTAATATTTGACTTAATGTACTCGTAAATAGGCACAAACGTCTCTGGATGAATACCATAGTTTTTATCTTTCACAATATCACAAATGTGCCCATAACAAGCTACCACGTCGTATTCATTCTTCGGGTCTATCGCATTTAAATACTTTTTAATTAATTTTGCTTTAGTAGACGATTCAACAATTACGACAATCTTCATATACGATTTAATTAAATAAGTATTTTAATAAATGTTATATCAATTTTTCCTAACTTGTTTAATATTTACTAAAAACTTAAAAACAATTTTCTCATAATTAATGAAATAAAGTATGTACATCATCATATTGCAAGTTTTATTTGTTGTTGCTGTTATTGGTTTAATTGTAGTTAATCATATAAGAATAAATAACTTATCTTTTGAGAATGAACAAGCTATTCAAGACACCAAGAAAAAAATAAACGCTATTAATACTATTCTATTACAAAAATACGACAAGAAACAAAATCTTGATTCGAAAATAATGAAACTTGTGGTGGATAAAGTTGACATCTTAGAAAAGAAAATACAACAACGAAAAATTAACGTTGATATCGAATTGGAGTCATTGAAAAAAACATTAACTTATTTAAGAGACCAGCAAAAAGTGTTTTATGATTTCAGAGTTGATCAAGAAGATAATTAAATAAAAATGTTTGTTAATAAAAAATGGATCCCAAACAAACAATGTGCAAAGTTGTCAAAACATTACCAATATCTTCAACATTAACCACCATCACTTCAATGTATTGTGATAATCAAGAAAACTTTAAAACAGTAGATGCTAACTCATCATCCATGGGCATTTTTTACTTCATCAACATGGTCATAACTTTCTTTGCTTTCTTCTTAGCCTTTAAATGCATATCCAAAGGAGGTAATGCTGTCGGACATATCTTAGGAGCTTGTTGTTGTGGAGTATTGTACATTGCGTACGCTTTAGCAAATTCCTGTATGTAAAAATTAAATTAAATTCAAATAATTGAATAATTAAAGATGAATACATTTCTGTTTGTTTGTGTTATAACATACATTTCTTTAGGTTTTGTGTATTTGCTCATGATACCTACACCAGAATGGTATGTTATGTTGTCTATATATTTACTGTTCAAATGGATCTTTAACTATAGAAAATGCACCTTGAGTTATTACGAGATTTTATTAAGAAATGTTAACATCAAGGAAGGGCATTTATATCAATTTCTTGAAAGTGTTATTGATTTGAGGGAAAATCCATACATGATATTAATTTACTTATTGCAAACAGCAATTATTAGTAAATATTTCTTTGAAAAACTTAAATAAATGTATTGAAATAATAGTTTTTATCTTTATGAAATGTCATAATAACTTAGAGCTTTTTTCGAAGCTTCGTGTTCAGCGGTTTTCTTAGCGCTAGATTTACCTATACCTATAACTACACCATGATTGTTCTTAATGCAAATTGTATATTCTTTTTTTCTTCCATCGAAGGTATTTGAAATCTCTTCGAATTTGGGAACAAATTGATAATTATGTTGGCAAAATTTGACTAACTTATCTTTAAAGTTTGTGTTTTCTGTCATTAAATCTGTAAAATCAACATGTTCTTCGATGATGTTGATAATCCATTCTCTAGCTTTCATATATCCACTTTTATCCTTGGTTTCGTTATCTAAAAAGATTGCACCTATTAAGGCTTCAAATGTATCTTCCAAAAGATTCTTACTTTTTCTTCCCTCTTTTTGTTCAATTTGTAAGGAAATGATCATGTATTTATTTAGATTTATTTGATCTGAAAGAAATGCTAACATTTTACCATTGACCAGCTTGACTCTCGTTGTTGTTAAGAAACCTTCATTAACGTAAGGAAACCTTTCAAATAAATAATGTCCGATGACCATATTTAAGATTGCATCACCAAGAAATTCTAATCGTTCATTACTTTCTTCTTGCAATGGCAAACAATCTTGTGGGCAACGGACATTACCTTCCAAAAAATTTTCGTTCTTTCGTGTGCAATAAGAACGATGAACAAAAGCACGTCTGTAAATGTTTATATTATGGATAACAGGAACTCCTACCAATAGTTTTGACAAACTCTTTTCATCAATCAGGATATTAGTTTCGTTATATGGTAAGATTGAACAATTGCTATTGTTATGACTCATTGTTCGTTTAGTAAATGTATATTATTGATATATATTTAATTCAATTTTTTTAAAGAATTAATTTTTAAAAAGGAACATTCAATTTATGATTACAAAAAAGAAAGGTTTAATGAATCTAATTAGAGTGCTAATCTAGTTAGAGTACGCTAAGCCACCCATACCAGACATTACTCTTAATACGTTGTAATTGACGGCGAATACTTTTACGGCGGCAGGGGCTCCGGCACCACTAGTTGAGATGCCAGACAAGTTCAAAGTGGCGTTGTCAATTCTGGACATGTTGCAAGTGCCAGATGGTTGGTGCTCTTCGGGTTTGAGGGCGAAGGAATATACATTTATTTTTTGTTCAGTGGGTACAGTTTCGTGGTGTTGGTAAGGTTGTACCAATTGGAAATAGGCAGCGGGGCGAGGAGCGAAACGTTCGTGGCCATTGAGTTGTAATTTAGCAGTGGAATATGTTGACGCAATTGCGTTTCCGTCAGAGTCAGTTTCTACCCATACCAATTCTTTTACGGGGTGGTTGAAGTTGAGTTTGATTTTGCTGGAGGGAGATTCATCACCAGTGAATTGTAATTGTTCAATTAAGTATTCATGAGATACTTGGGCGAATCTTCTGCGTTCGTCGGTATCCAAGTAGATGTAATCTACCCATAAGGAAGCAGAAGACATGGTGGCACCCACAGAGATTTCGGCAGCAGAACCGAATTCTACATTGATCTTCACTTCATGGTATTGGAGGGCGATCAAGGGTAAAGCTAAACCAGGGTTGCGGCAGAACCAGAATTGGAGAGGGATGAATACGGTACCAGTTGCTGGGGTATCAGTATTATCTTTAGCACCTCTAGCCATCATTTCATAACCAGCTTTGTGGCCAGCAGTTTGGGTTAATTCATTCCATACAGTTAACCAAGTAGAGTATTGTTTGTCTATGCGTTGACCACCAATTTCTACTTCTACAGATTTTATGAGTTTGTGGGCGGTTTCAACATCAGCTGGTACAGCGGATAATTCAGCTTGTAACCAGATCTTGTGGATCAAATCACCATTTCTGGAGATAGGGCAAGTTACTTTGGAACCGAAGTTGGCATTACCGTTGAAAGTTTGTTCAATAGATTCCATAGAGAAGTTAGTGTGTCTGCGGTACACTACTTTGAAGAAAGTAATTTGAGGGTTGCCAGATAAGTAAATATCTTGAGCACCGTAAGCTACTAATTGCATGAGACCACCTCCCATTGTTTATTTTAATATATAACTAAGAAAATAATTTTTAAAAAATACTTTCTTCATAAATATATTTGGAAAAAAAAATGTACTACAAAACAATCAATAACGAAAAATATGACTCTAAGCTACTTGAATATGCTGACGTATTAACCAAAAATAAAGGTGATGGTCGAATCTCTAAACAAGACATCTATTCATTATTTGAAAATGTTAAAGATGCAAATGTTATTACAGAAATAGAACAAAACACTTTATTATATATTCGAAATCATTACAATTTGACTCCTTTAGCATTAGAAGTTTTCGATTATGAAATGTTTAAATTACAGATAAAAATACAAAAAAATGAATCTAGTTAGAGTACGCTAAGCCACCCATACCAGACATTACTCTTAATACGTTGTAGTTAACAGCGAACACTTTAATGGCATCAGTAGTACCATTATTGGCGTTAACACCAGACAAGTTCAAAGTGGCGTTATCAATTCTGGACATATTGCAAGTGCCTGAAGGTTGATGTTCTTCCGGTTTGAGGGCGAAAGAATATACGTTCACATGACCAGCTGAATTTACGTCAGAATCGGAACTGGTTGTTGGCACACGTTCGTGATGTTGGTAAGGTTGTACCAATTGGAAATAAGAGGCTGGGCGTTCCGCAAAACGTTCATGGCCATTGAGTTGTAATTTGGCAGTGGAGTAAGTGGTTTGTTTTACTCCAGCAGCATATTCTACCCATATCAATTCTTTTACGGGGTGGTTGAAGTTCAATTTAATCTTGTTATCAGGTTGTTCATCACCAGTGAATTGTAATTGTTCGATCAAGTATTCATGAGACACTTGAGCAAATCTTCTGCGTTCATCAGTGTCTAAGTAGATGTAATCTACCCATAAGGAAGCGGAGTCTAAGGTTACACCAGATAAAGTTCCGAACTCTACGTTGATCTTCACTTCATGGTATTGAAGGGCAATCAAAGGTAAAGCTAAGCCAGGGTTGCGGCAGAACCAGAATTGAAGAGGCACGTATAAAGTGGTTTCTTTGTCACCAGCAGCAATAGATGTCATGGTTTTGTAGCCTTCCCAATGACCAGCGGTTTGAGATAACTCGTTCCATATGGATAACCATTCGGAGTATTGTTTGTCTATACGTTGGCCACCAATTTCTACTTCTACAGATTTCAATAAGGTATGACCCGCCCATTCTACATCATCAGTAGCAGGATCACCATCCACATCAGATACTTTAGCTTGGAGATATATTTTGTGGATCAAATCACCATTTCTGGAAATGGGGCAAGTTACTTTAGAGTTGAAGTTAGCGGAACCGTTGAAAGTTTGTTCAATGGATTCCATGGAAAAGTTAGTATGTCTGCGATATACTACTTTGAAAAAAGTAATTTGAGGGTTGCCAGACAAGTAAATATCTTGAGCACCGTAAGCTACTAATTGCATAAGACCTCCTCCCATTGTTTATATTTAAATTTAATGAAGAAAAAAAATAAGTAATTATAATTTTAATTAATTTATTTATTTTTAACTTTTTTTTAACAATTCTTTCGACTTCAACTACCAAGTCTAGTTAGTGTCTCTAGTTAATGTCTCTAGTTAGAGTACGCTAAGCCACCCATACCAGACATTACTCTTAACACGTTGTAATTGACAGCGAACACTTTAATGGCATCGGTTTTATTGTCATCAACTGTAATTCCATTGTTAAGACCAGACAAGTTCAAAGTGGCGTTATCAATTCTGGACATATTGCAAGTGCCTGAAGGTTGGTGTTCTTCAGGTTTGAGAGCGAAAGAATATACATTCACATTACCCATTTTTCTTACAGAGTTGGTGGTGTCATCAGGGTCATTAGTGGGCACACGTTCATGGTGTTGGTAAGGTTGTACCAATTGGAAATAAGAGGCTGGGCGTTCAGCGAAACGTTCATGGCCGTTAAGTTGTAATTTGGCAGTGGAGTAAGTGCTTTGAGGTACACCACCATTGTATTCTACCCATACTAACTCTTTCACGGGGTGGTTGAAGTTCAATTTGATTTTGCTGTCGGGTTGCTCATCACCAGTGAATTGCAATTGTTCGATCAAGTATTCGTGGGATACTTGGGCAAATCTTCTACGTTCATCAGTGTCTAAGTAGATGTAATCTACCCATAAGGAAGCAGAGTCTAAAGATACAGTGTTTGTGACATCAATGAATGGATTGGTAGTAGCAGCAGCAAGATCAGGATTAGGTATGGATACATCACCGTTCAAGTTTCCGAATTCTACGTTGATCTTGACTTCATGGTATTGAAGAGCGATTAAAGGTAAGGCTAAACCAGGGTTGCGGCAGAACCAGAATTGGAGAGGAACGTATATAGTGGTTGTTGTGTCGTCCGCCTCGAGAGGTACCGAAGTCATAGTTTTGTAGCCTTCCCAATGTCCAACGGTTTGGGTCAATTCGTTCCATACAGATAACCATTCAGAATAATGCTTGTCTATACGTTGGCCACCAATTTCTACTTCCACAGATTTCAATAATGTATGACCAGCAAAATTTATTTCGGTTACTGCGGCATCAGATGTGCTTGCGGTTAAAGTCGCTTGGAGATATATTTTGTGGATCAAATCACCATTTCTGGAAATGGGGCAAGTTACTTTAGAGTTGAAGTTAGCAGACCCATTGAAGGTTTGTTCAATAGATTCCATAGAAAAGTTGGTGTGTCTGCGGTATACTACTTTGAAGAAAGTAATTTGAGGGTTGCCAGATAAGTAAATATCTTGAGCACCGTAAGCTACTAATTGCATAAGACCTCCTCCCATATTTTTATTATTAAATTAAGCAAAGAAAATGTTTATAGATATTTAAAAATTAAATTTACCGCTTAGTATAAATAAAAAAAATATGAAAAATAACGGAATGTTAAAACGGTCGTGTAATTATAAGAAAACGTTAAATACGTTAGACTATTGTCATAAATATAATATTGAGTTGTTTGAACAACAGAGAAAAACAAGAGAGGAAAAACTGACACTAGTGCAACAAAAAAAGGAAAGACTTAATGAAATCAATAACAAACAAAATAACGAGAAAACTGATGATGAGTTCAAGTACATAGTTGAATTAAATGATTCTATAAAACATATCGAAAAAGAATTGGAAATCATTGATTCTAATAAGGATATGTTGGACTACTACACGAATACCTCAGATATTCTATACAATTATTACGACTTGGTGGAGAATAACTCTGATAATAATATGAATATAAAACATCAAATTGATCAAAAAACCACCAAGAATAAATCTATATTAGAATATTTTCACACGGAAAATACATCCGAGACAAATATAGAAGATGATAATATCTCAGATGATACAACAACAGAATTAAATAGAGCTTCTCTTTTAGATGATTATTTATCAATTACTGATAAAAATTATATAAATGATAATATTGATAATTCTATAACATTAAAGTGTGAACACTGTCAATCTACAGACAAAACTATTTTATACAACGACAGCATATCAGTGTGTAATAACTGTGGTGCTATCCAACATTTATTGACAGATAATGAGAAACCATCCTACAAAGACCCGCCTAAAGAAATTAGTTATTTTTCTTATAAACGAATTAATCACTATCAAGAATGGTTGAATCAAATACAAGGAAAAGAAACAACAGACATACCCGAAGAGGTATTTGACAAGATAATGCTTGAACTTAAAAAGCAAAGAATAACGGATACTAAATTAATAAATCGTTCAAAAATCAAAGAGATATTGAAAAAGTTAAAGATTAATAAATATTATGAACATATTCCATATATATTGAACAGAATAACAGGTATTCCGAATCCTAATCTTACTCAAGAATTAGAAGAGAAATTAAGAAATATGTTTAAAGAAATCCAAGTTCCTTTTCTTAAACATTCACCATTAATACGAAAAAACTTTTTATCATATTCATATGTGATACATAAGTTCATTCAATTATTAGAAAAAAATGAGTATTTAAAATACTTTCCATTATTGAAAAGTAGAGAAAAATTACATCAGCAAGAGGAGATATGGAAAAAGATTTGTAATGATTTAGGATGGAGATTCATAAGAAGTATCTAATTTAAGGTCCTGTCATGGTAGGGGCAACATTAGGCATGTTGTTCATGGTAGGGAAACCTACAAGATTGGCACCGATACCTAAACCAGCACCTGATCTAGCACTTACACCCAAGCTTGGACTGTAAAGGTCTAATAAACTAAATGTAGCAGCGGCTACGAAACCAATTAAGATGACGTCGTCCATGCTTAACTTTTTGTTAGGGAACATGAAAGCAGCTGTCGATACAACCAAACCTTCCATGAGATATTTCAATATTCTTACAAACACTTCCATAAAATCAAAATTATAAGAATCCATTTATTTTATATATTAGATTTTTTTCCTTAAAATTTACTTAAACAATATTCACAGATATTTTTGAAATGATTACAACTACCGAAAGAGATTATTTGGAACAAGATCAACCAATAAGGAATCAAAATTTTGTATGTCTATCTTTTATTTCACCTGAAGAGTTATTGAAGAAAAAAGAATTGTATTATTTTGAAAAATATGTAGAGACCTTTTCAACAAAATCGAATGAACTCTTAAATGAATTAGAAACACTATTTCCTGATAAGCAACATGAGTTGAGAGTGTTCAAAGAAAATTTCGATTTTATTTTTAACAGTTCTAAAATCCAACAATCCTATAACTATTTTTTGAAAGATAAAGAAGACGAGTTGAATAAAGAATTTGATAAGAATAACAGCTTTCAGACAAGCGTGAGAGGTATCAAAGTAAGAGGAGTGTATGATACGATGCAGGAAGCCGAACATCGAAGTCAACAACTAAGAAAACAAGAAAATAATAAGTTTTCGATTTATATTGCACAAGTTGGATGTTGGTGTCCATGGTATCCTAATCCAGACAGCATTCAAGACCAGCAATATTCTGAAACTGAATTGAATACTTTAATGAGTAAATATGAAGAGAACATCGAAAATAAAGACCAATTCTTTAATGAAAGAAAACAAGAGTTAATGAATAATATCAAAACTGAACAAGAATCAATTAAAAAAGATAATGAACAACAACTTCAAGAAACAATAACAAGTGAAGATCCATGGATGGAAGCGAAAAACTTAACAATTCAAGAAGACACAGAAGAGGTTGAAAACTCTGATGCTGCACCAAACGATGAAGAAAAAACAAAAGAAAATGTATAAGGAAGCATTATAATAATATCGTTAAATAATAAATTATGTTAAGTGTTTTGTTTTTATTTCTGTTCATCGGTATTATAATGATAATAGATGGAATTTACCTAGATGAAATAAAAAAATTAAAAAAAGATGTTAAAATAGAGTACAGGTTTATTCCTCGCAGTGCATATGAAGACAGTTTAATTGATAGCAATAAAAAACAACAAATATATTCATCTATTTTTGATGCAAATGTTGACTTACGCACTGCTGGAAGATATGCATAGAGAGAGTTTTAAGGGTTTCTGACTATCTATGTTTTTTTTTAACATTAATTATAGTTGAAGATTTTTTTTTGAGTAAGGAAGGATCATATTCTTCTTCGTTATCGTCTTCGTTCATATTTTTACTCATTTCCCAAAATTGTTGATTACAAATTTGGAAAGGTGGGTGTGTTGTAGCTTTATACCAGAACACATTGTCTTCTAATTTATTACTTTTAGTTGTATTATCAATAACCAAACATTCGTAATTTTCGGTACATTGGTCCATGACTTGAGAAAAGATTTCAAATGTTTGAAACATACCTGCATAATTATCGTAAATTCTTTTACGATTGGCAACAATATTTTCTCTTAAAATGAAAATGTAATCAATATTCGTCCTTAAATTTGGAGGAATTCCAAGAGGATATTGCATAGAGATTATGAAGAACATTTTCAAATGTCTACCGTTCATGAATAATGCCCTAACATTTTTATCTTTTGTCCAACTTGAGTCATATAAACAATCATCTAATATCAAAAAAGATTTAGGATCTATTTTCGAATCACCATATTTTGAAATTTCACTATTTTTATTTTTCAATATCATTTGTTGTCTCTTAACCACATTGTCAATGATAGATTGTTTGAATTCATCATGAATGAAGATTTTTGGTATCATAGAGCCATAAAAATGATTGGCACTTTCAGTACCCGATATAACCGTTCCAACTTGAAAGTGGTTATTATAGTATAAAAGATCTTTTATTAAAAAAGATTTTCCTGTATTTCTTTTTCCAATCATTACAACAACCTTGTCATCTGTAATTGCTGTGATATCAAATTTTTTTAATTCCAATTTCATGATTTATGTAGTCAAATATTATATATAACAAAATCAAAACGGCGGTTCACCAGTTTTAATATTGTTCATAAGTATTTTGTTTTCGTCATTTGATGTCAATAAATGCGATACCAAATAACTTACAATCAATGAACCAACCGATATTAAAGCAGTATGTGTGTTATCAATGTATTTGGTTTTGTCAGTTAGCTGATTATTTCTATACCATATCATTCCAAATACAAACAGAGTAATTACAACTGAAATTGCGACAGCCACTAAGTTTAGCATTATTTTTATAATTAGAAGTTATTTTAATATCATAAATTAAACGTTCCTTAGATTTTTCCTATTGATTACTCTTTAATAATAGATATCTTTTGAGAAGCTTTCTTTTATGTGGGTCTTTAAAGTCTTTATTATACATTTTAACTCCTAGCATATCTTGCACTTTATCAATTTTATAATTTGACGGCTGTGTATTACCACCTGTCAATGACACCCCTTTGTCTTCACTCGAATATTCAAATATATTATTATTTAATTTTACTGAATCAGTATCACCTTCATCTTGAATCATCTCTTTAACAACGATTTCATCAGTTTGTTCTTGTTGTGGTAAAGTGGGTGTGAGTATTGTTTCATTTTGTATCAAGTCATCTACGTCTATTGCTGGACCCGGATTTTCCGTTATATCTTCGTCTTGTACATTTCCAAAATCATAAACGGTATCATGTGATGGTAGATCTGAACGTATCTCCGTTTCTATAGATGTCATATCTGGTTGTGATGGTGTATTTATGGTGGAGTCAAAAATGGTTGTTAGAAGTGATTTTTGACCTTCAGCATCGATGTTTTCGAAATCTTTCGTATTGGATGTGTTGTCTATGAGTTCAATGGGAGTTATGTTTAACACTTCTTCATTTTCTTCTGGACTATTTTTGATTGTTTCGAGATGAGCGTTTCTAAGGTTTATGGTAACCTCTTTGATGTCGTCTTGTTCAGGAAGCTGATGGTCTCCTCCAAAAACAGCTATGTTATCATTATCTGATTCTTCACCAAAGTTTTCATTATAATTAAGTTGATCTATCGAGACACTGTTATCAAAAGGTTGTTCGTTTTCATCAACATTATCATCATCATCAACATTAACATCATCATTAACATTATCATTATCATCATTTACATCAACATCATTAACATTATCATTAACATTATCAATAACATTATCAATAACATTAACATTAACATTATCATCATTTACATCAACATCATTAACATTATCAATAACATTATCATTATCATCATTTACATCAACATAATCATTATCATCATTAACATTATCATCTACAAAAGGTTGTTCGTTTTCATGTGAAACACTTTCGTTTACTATTTCATCATAGGTTTCAATTTCATTTTTAATTGGGTCTTTATTTTGCACGTTATCTTCATTGGAAATATTTTCACTGGAGTTTTTGATATTGTTTTCGATGTAAGTATCAATCATGGTCTGAAGTGGTAATTCTTTTTTAATTGTTTCAACAATTTGTATAGAAATGATGGCATTTATCATATTTGAATGTTTTATTTTATCTTTTGTTTCGAAATTGCTAGAAAACAAATAGGGTTTTTTCCATATTTCTCTAGCGATGTTGATATAACATTTGTGGATAAATTCATGAAAAACGGGTTGTTTTATTACTTCTTCTTTGCCAGAAATAGATTTTGCAACAGAAGCAAAGGATGCTACGATGAGATTATCCAACCAATCACATTTCGAAGTAGTTTTGAATCTTTCATATTCATTTTGTATAATACTAGTATTCCATAAAGGAATGTTTTCTAAGATATCTTGAAAATCTCTAAATAATAATTTGCGTTTTTTGTTTTTTTCGGTACAATTTTCATAAATTGTTTTGAATCCTTGAAAAAAGAGAGGTCTGCATTTATTTACAAGTTCATCACAATATTCTTGAGACATTTTTAATATATTTAATTTTTATATAATTTTAGTTCAAACCGCATTTGTTAAAGGGTGAGTATATGGATTTGACCTGAAAGCATTAAGAAGGGACGGATCTAAATTGTTTTCTTTAGTTTCTATAACGTTTTTCTTTTGAGAAATATTAACGAATTCTTTGGAAGGTGAATTTTGATAAATTTTGTATATATTGTCTAGTGTTTTTTGTTTCAGCTGATGTTTAGTTTGAGTCAGATGTAATTTGTCAGACCCTGTAGCTACTTTTACGCTATTTTGAGTCGGTGCGGGTTTCACAAGAATTTTTTCTTTATTCTCTTTGATGACAGCGTTATAAATATCATCATATGATTTCATGCGATCTACTTCAGAGTTCATTTGTCCAAAATATTCATTGTCTGAAGTAATTTGTTTGTTAGTCATTTTGGCATCAACATTTGCGTTTAGATAACCATCTGCATCCGCACTTTCGGGATTACCCATATAAGAAATATCGGCCAATACTTCTCTATTGACATGTTTGGCTTCGTGTTCATTTGTAAGATGCCCCCCGCCTTTATCATTACCACTAACGATACCTAGTATGTCGTTATCAATAGTAGTTTCTTTAACAGTTGTTCTGGCTGGGTTATTCGGATTATATAATGTTGGTTTTGACTTGTTATGCATATTTATAGTTGAATCTATGTTTTCAAGAGTTTGTCGCCCAGTATTTTTTGCAATTTCGGAAGGATCATATACAATAGATTTGTAATAAGTAGTTAAATTACCTGTAGTTGTGTCATGAATGTTTGTTTCTTTAATGGTAGTTCTCGCAACGTCGTTAGGATCGTAAGTGGTGATGTGTTTATGGCCACTAAGATTACCGGTGCGATCATCATGGATTGCAGTTTCTTTAATGGTAGTTCTGGGAACATCATTTGTATCATGAACTGTTTGTTTTTTAGGATACGTAATTTGTAAATTTCCAAAATCACGTTTATTTTGAATGAAGAATTCTTTATTAGTTTTTCGGAAAATGTCTGTTATTGGTGCCATCATTGATTTAATATATGATGAAAAGTTTCCTTGATGTGTATTAGTTGTTGTGATATCTCTTTCGTTGGTATAGACTAAGATATTCGTTCTTCCATAGTCATTTTCAGCACCTTTACCTGTATTTTCTTTATTTACGTTTCTTGAACCAAAATCTTTGAATTGTAATTTCGATGTTTCTTTAAATTTAGGCAATTGTTTATCGCCGATGTTTTTGAATCCGGGTCCAACAACTTGAGTGCTATCCTTTCGATTAGTTTCTTTAACATCTACACAAGGTCTTTCTTTATTTTTGAGGTAGGCACCAGTTGTTTTTAAAAGGTTGTCTTCAGATTGAACAAAGAAAGTATCAGGTCTATTTTTTTCCACATCGCCTATTTTTCCTAGTTTAGTTTCTTTCAATCCGTCAATAGTTCTACCCTCATAAGATTGCTGTGGATTATTTTGCACTCTTAAATCATCTATATTTTTATAATAATTGATATCTCTGAAAGCATCTTGTTGAAATCCACCGGATGGTAAAGTATTATCTGTATTCTTGGTGCCTGGACCTACTTTAATTTGCTCAATAGGAAGAACATTATTTTTATATCTTGATTCTTCTAGTCTTTCATATTCAACTATGTAATCGTTATGCAAATGTTCTCTATTGTTTTTGAAAACATCGTTAAATGTATTTACTTCTTTTTTTTCAATATAAATTGAATCATCATAACCCGTGTGTTTCCCCAATAATGTTTGATTCATATCCTCACCAATATTTTGTTTTATTCCACTACCAAAAAAGGGAACCATGTTATTGTGTGTGAAGCTTTCAAGATTAACATCGGCTAATCTGCTATAAAACGCCATTGTCTATTATATAATTATATATTTAAAAAATTGAGACACTTTCAAAGTAATTGAATAAAAACTTTGTACATATGTATAATAATATCACCGAATGTGGAATTTTACTTATAAATTACAAATTTGATGCTATACTTGTAATTTTTCAAAACGAATCATTAAAATGGGGGTTACCGAAGGGTCATATGGAAAATGAAGAATTGATAAGAAAAGATTATTTTTCTTGTGCGAAACGTGAGTTATTGGAAGAGACAGGAATAATGATTACTACACATAAGTATAGGAAAATTGGAACATTTGTATTGAAAAATAAATTATTTTATGTAATTCAAATGCTAAGAAATTTGAATTTGCATAAACCAATGAACAATTATGAAATAGGTGATATCAAGTGGTTGTTGATAACACAAATTAATAATTTTACAAAGACATATAATTGTAATATAACTTTAAAAGAATTAAAAAATTATTTGACTAATATTTACGAATCTCATCACAAGATCTCCAGTGAATGAAAGGGATACTATCTTGTTCTGTATAAGCTTTAAAAGCCTCCTTATCTGTATAACAAGTGTCATCACCATATGCTTCTGGTAAAGCACCATCTTTATTCGTAAGTTGTGGAATACAAGGTCTATGGTTGTCTTTTACTACAATTCTATTATCAATGTTAAATTGAAAAGGAACTAATGCTTTGTCTTGAGGATTAGTAGGTAGCCATTCCCATCTGTTCCATCCAGTTCCTCTTAAAGTACAAGGAGGATTGCTAAGTTTGGTATCTTCTGAGTCCATGAATGTATTGCGTTCAACGGATAACTCATTATTATCACAATATCCAGAATCAAATTCTCTTTTTTCAGGACATTTAACAGCTTTCATGTTTAATCCTAATAATTCGGAACTAACATCTACAAGTTCTTTGTTTTTACAAGTGGCAACACCTGTTTTGTCTAATCGAATATAGGGAGAATCCATAAAGGTGTTTGATTTACAATCATTTTTTGGTGTATTTAACATATAATCACCGGGTTTTAAAGATTCTTTTAAGTCTGTTGAATATGCACAGTTGTCATAAGCAAGTTTTGAAAAACTCATTTTAAATTATATAATATATTTTTACAATTTTATGAAAAATAAATAATTAACAACGATTTATAGTCATTTGTGGTTCTTTAGGGACAGGTGTATAGTCAAACATTTGACAACTATCCAAATGTTTCATACGAGTGTCGAGCACAGGGTGTTCAACAGGTTTTATGTATTCTTTGGCTACAATTTTATTGTTTTGTTCTGGTTTATATTTATAATCGGAGCATTTAGTGCTTGGATATGTTTGACCTCGCAAGTTGTTTTCCAAATCGACTAAATTTCCGGTTATGTGGGAAACATTTGTGCCACCTACAATACCCAACTCCATTCTGCATTTTTCAGAATGTTCATATTTAATTGGATCTAATGTGTAATTCACAGGAGCCACACTTTGGTAAAGAGATTGCTTATATGAACATGGATCATAACTTAAACGATTAGCACTCATTTATTTATATTAAACATATTTTAATTAACACAACCTTTAGAGTTTCCGTTTTTATCTTGAAATTCTTTTTGATTCAAAGTATCTCTTGTTGGTTCTCCACCCCATGTCCAAGGTGTAATAATATTATTTGGATTTTGAATAGATTGTTGTAAGCAACCTAACATTGGAGTGAAAACATCCAATGATTTCCCATGGCATTCAAAGTCATTGTATGTTGTTTCGCCTTGAACAACAATGTCCTCCATTTCCGTATTTACGTCTCCTTTTCTCAAATCTGGCACTGCTTGGAATATACGTGAAAATAATTGCGTATTTTGTTTTTTGTCAACATTATCTACATAACGAACAGAAGAATCTTTATCTATAAAACAAGAGTTTGTTTGTCCGTATCCATCTTTAATACGCATGTAATTATCTACCATGAAGTCCTTGACTTCAGGTTCATTTTTACATTTTTCTGTGTTAACCAACTGATGATTGAACAACATATAATCTTGAATTTTCGAGTTTTGAGTATCCTCAGCTTTTTTTGCACAACCATCACTTCCTACTCTATTTTCATTATCAAAATATTTCATATTTATATTTATTAATATGAAATATTTTTATGATTAACATACTAATCCATTACCTTCTTTGCAAGTTTTTTCAGGGATGAAATACAATGCTTTTGCAAATGAATCTTGATCGTTTGGAATTTGTGTATTAGGCATAGTTATATACTGTCGATCACTCGCATTTTTATTGTATATGTCATCTATAGATCTATATAGATTGTCATTGAAATATCCGTCAATTTCATCTTTAACAACATTTTGTGATATCGCCTTCTTTCTTCTAGGATTTTCCGTATATTCATGCATCAACACATTCATGAAAGGATTTTCCTTTGTCGGTAATGTATAATTTCGCTTGTCTAAACTTTTTTGTAAATGTTGTTTTACTTCATCTATTTCTTCTTCGTTTTCAAATAATGTATCGATATACTCTTCCTCTGTGTTATCGTATAGTGAAAAAATATATGTGACACAACCTACAACCAGCATTAAATAGATCGATTTATAATTATTTTTCAAAAGTAGTAATATAAAACTAACATAAATAGAAAGTCTAAACATACTATTGAGTTTTTCAATTCGTGTTAAATCATTTGTTGGTAAAATTACAAACAAATTATTTACATCCAAAAATGATTTTAAATCTCGATACCAAATTTCTGACATTTTTATATAATATTAATATTTTTCAAAAAAAAAAATAATTCTTATCATCTATTTTTATCCATCAGTTTCTTCTGTAAGCGTTTTTTCACAGGATTCGTATCACCCATATTATTCATATTATTCATATTCCCCATCATTCCCATCATTTGAGCCATCATGTCTCCATGTTCCGAATTCTTTAGAGCACCCATCATACCTATTGCTTCCGACATGAGTTCTTCTTGTGATAATTCACCAGATTGAATTTTGTCTGTTATTGTGGAGCCTACTTTTTGAATGATATTTCCAAATACATTATTAGATCCTCCTGAAAAAATATTTTCTACATTTAACAAATCTTCTGGACCTTTGATATTTAAATCATCAATATTTATACTTTCAGATATATCTCTCGCAAGTGCCCCTATCTTTGAGTTGTTTATAAAGTCCAACGATTCTTCCTTTTGATCCATACTTATTACCGATTCTTTCATGTTTTTGCGATTGTTATACATTTTCCACAACACTTGTTTTATGTCATCATCCAATATATCGTCCAACTGTCGTTCTATTTCTTCTTCGAGAATATCTTTGTCAATGTTGTTTAATATGAACAATGTTTTTCGCAATAATATAGATTTTTTATCATCATCCAAATCGACATTATGAATATACGTTATCAACATGAGAATGTATATATAATATTCAAACACAGCTTTGCTCTCCTCATTGTCCATAATTACCTTCTGAACCACCTCTTGAATTGTAATATTCTTAAATATCTCCATATTTAACACTTCAATATTATCTAAGATGGTACCGCTACCAAATATAATCTTGGTGATAGCATCATTTATGTTTTGATTAAAATTATCTAAGTATTCAGTTGATTTTTTGTCAAACACCTTATAATTCTTTTTTAAATCCAATAATATTTCACTATCTTTTGAAGTGCCCAACTTTTTTATTTCTTTTATTAGACCTAAATATATCTTATTGAAAGTTTGATACAATTCATTCATGTTTTATTTCCTTTTTCCATAAAACCTTTAAATAAAATACTTTTCACATAGTTTTAATAAAATCATCCAATATTTCCATACAGTGTCTTTGTTTTTATCAGACATTTGGTTCCAGTACTGTTTTATATTGTCTATTAATTGTTGCGTTATGTTTTCAGCTACATTTTCTAAAAGTTTGGTCTCCTCGTCGTAGTCCTTGCTCATAAAAAATGTCTCATCTCTGGCGTATAACTGTTCCCTATATCGATCATATATATGCACTTTGAATAATTGTAGGGTTTTCTTCCCGTCAATCGTTTTCAACAACAAAATCGCTTTTTTAGCTGCATGTAGGTGCCCGTCCTCTGGATACAATAAAAGCAGATCATCAACAAACTCTTTTAATTTGATATTGAATAATCCTATCACATCATCTTTATTCATTTTTATTTTTTAATGTGTGAAAACTTTTAAATCATTATCCCTTTGTTGCAAGTACTCGTCATAATTAACAATTTTTTTGTTATCTTCTTCACTAGGTGTTATGATTCTTTCTTCTTTATTCAAAAATTTATAATTGTGATCTATTACTTGATGAGTATTGTCCATATAAGAATATTTGTCTGATATCTGGCCCATTTCATTGATCATGAACGGATCAACATCCTGCATTTTATACAGAAACTCAAATAACTCTTGGTCAAAAAGTAATTTTTTTTCTGCTGTAAGTATTGCAGGCACTCTATCTATTTCGTCTGGCAAAAACTGTTGTTCTTCCACATTTACAAATTTGAATTTATCGACACCAATCTTTTTTATCAACGTATAGGCTTCAGATGAATACTTACATTTATCACTTAAAAATATTATATGACTCATTGTCTTTTGTATTCAAAGAAAAAAATTGATTTTAAATAATATTTAATTATATAATATATAAGAACTATGAGTGTTTTTTCCAACTTAGATAACATATCCGATTTTGATATTTCTTTCAATATAAGTAATGTTGATCTGTCAATCATAAATGCGATCAGAAGAATCATTATTTCCGAAATTCCTAACGTAGGATTTCTTTTTAATCCAAATGATGTCAGTCAATTTCAACATATCAAAGTCATTAGCAATACATCATCTCTTCATAACGAATTGATTCAACAACGATTTGCACTCATTCCAATTCATGTGAACATTGAAGAACTTGAAAATTGGAATGAAGAAGATTTCAAATTTGTTGTAGATATTAAAAACGATTCTTCTTCGATTCTTAATATTTATTCAAGTGATATTCAAGTAATGAAAAACAATGAAGTTGATAAGGCTTTGACAAAACGATTTTTCCCACCAGACCCAATTTCGAAAGATCATATTCTTCTCACAAAGCTAAAACCGGTTCATGACGCAAAAATTAATATTGAAGCTAAAGCAACGTTGAACATTGCTGCAAATTTCACTTCTTTTGGCATTGTAAGCACTTGTGCTTTTGAACACGTTATAGATGAAGAATTAGCAAATAAAACGCTACGAAAGTTTTTGAACGATAATGAAAATAAAGATACCATTGAAAATTTAACTTATCAGTTCAATTCTATCGATCGAGAACGTTGCTACCATAGAAATAAATTCAGAGAACCCAATCTTTTCAAATTTCATGTCGTTTCTGAAAGTAGTATTCCATCTTCATACATCTTCAAAAAGGCTTTGCAAATCCTAAAAGACAAAGTTATAAAACTTCAGGATCTTGATTTTGAAGTTCTACAGAACGATTCGTTGTTCTCTGTAGTTATACGAAATGAATCACACACATTGGGAAATGTATATCAATCACTTTGTTTTAATAGATTCATCAGACAAGTCCAGGAAGATAAAACTAAAGATCAATTCAATTTGAAATACATTGGATATAATGTTCCGCATCCTTTAGAGTCTATTTTACTTATTAAATTGAAAGGTGATGATATTAAGACAATTAAAGATGTAAAATTATTCATTACTCAAGGTTGTGAGTATATAATTGACTACATTTCAGATCTTGAAGACAAATGGAAAAAGTTTGGTTGAATTTGAATTATATCATAACAATTTAGAAAACTAGTAAACTACATTATTTTTTACAATCTTATATTATAAATATTATAAAATAAATACATCGTAATTTATTAAATGAATATCTTTAAAAACAGTCTTAATATCCCAGATCTGTATATGAATGAAGATGTTTCTAACACCAACATTGTATTTGCTTACCTTTTCGCAACCAATCAAAAATTTAGAGATTCAAAAAAACAATCACTTGTGCTCGATAAATATATAGATACATTACAAGAAAAAATCTTTCAAATTTTAGACAAAAAATCAAGTTTATCCAAAAAGCTACTTCAATTCAATAATAACATTGCCGATACTTTCAAAGAAAGATTCAGTGAACAATTCAACAAAGACTTCGTGTTCATCTCACAAAAAATAATTGAACCAAAAGTTTTTTTTGTTATTTACAGCGATGACAAGTTTAGCTATGATTTCGATTCATCCTCCATAAAACCTGAAACCAAAATAATTATTCTAAATAAAGTTGCCGAAGATTTTTTTCCCATTCAATATGACTCATCATACGTATTTTATAAAAATAACAATATTTTAGACATCATTTTTACATTTTATCAAAAAACAAAGTTAAATGCCACTGAGTTCGAAATAAAAGAAGATATTGCAGATAATAAGCCATTAGAATACACACATATTCACGTGATCAACGACGATGACATTCTATTTGAAGAATTTGAAGACGACCTTAAAATTGTCTACAAAAACAAAGAATTTAATCAATCATACTCTGACGAAGAAGTTGCTATTCATGTCCAAAATCTACTTGTTAGAATGAAAAATAATACAGACAGTGGTATATATGTTGATTTATTCAAACATAATACCTTCATACAAGATGTATCTTTCTTCCCAAAAAGATTCAAAGTCGCAAACGTTGAAAAACACGTAGATGAAGAGTTTGTATACATAGACGAGTTTTGCAACCACAAAAAGAATTTTCCCACTAGACCATTTATCAAATCTATATACTACCAAACTGAACAAAATAAACAAAATCTACTTGAAGACGAAAGTGTCATCAGAAACTCAATGACTGCTACCTTTAAATTAATCAATAATGATATTGAAATAAATGATTTAGAAGATTGTATGTCTATGTTCAAAAAAACAGATCTAGATATAATTGCTAAAAAATATGACATCACATTTTCAAATTCGAAAAAAAAATTGTGTGAAAGGCTTCTTTCTCATAATTTCATTGAAAGTGAAATCATTACATATTATGAAGACAATATGTCTCTTCAAGAATTGAAAAAATTGGCTGAAAAACAAAATGTGGTATTACCAAAAAGTGTATCTAAAACGAAAGCAATCGAAAAATTACTTCAGTCAAGAGCAATAACTGATGTGCATACTAAAAAGATATTGAGTGAAGAAGATATACAGAACATTATTGAAAGATACAACTTACCCAAGTTCGATGATGACGAACAAACATATTTGTCTCTAATGTATACTAATTTACTAAATCTATATTCTAAACAAGAAGTAGATGACAAGTCTTGCATTGATGAAATTCCACACGATGTTGTTCTAGAACCTTACAATAGAGAAAATGTTCTTGATTTGTTCTACAATTTCAAATCTTTAAAAGAAGATAAGTTAAGTTTCAATGGTTTTTTCCAGATAGGCAATATTCATGATAAAACGTACGAAGTATTTAATGTTTCAAATTATTTAAATATTTTGAATAATTTGCGTAAATTTCTCCCCCTAAACTGCGAACTGCATTACAATACCTCAGAAGATGTCATCATTGGGAAAGTTATAAATTATGAACAAAACGACAATCTCTTAAAGATTAAAGCTAATAACAAATTTGTTTATTACAACTTACTAAATGTCAAAGAGAACAATTTCTTTCTATATACCGAACTTCATGAAGGATTCAAGTTTAACAAAAAACACATCAACAAAAACATATTTTTTGAATTCGATAACAAGACATATGATGAAGTGATAGATATTGTATCTTTAAATATTCCTCAATACATTGAAGTATTCAAACCTACATTAGGTTCATTAAATGATATAGATAATTTCTTGAGAAAATTCAATACTTCATTATACAACTTAAACCAAAATGATTATGCCCATTTATTTGGATATGTATCCACCCAAAAAGTCGAAAAGATGGAAGATTTTAAATTTCCAGAAATGAAGATTCAACCTGAGAAAAAGTCAATACACTTATTTCTTCAATTTACGAACGACAACCTATCAGATATTCACAAGATGTTTAAACTTCAACAAGAGAAATCCTTTTTGAAATTCATTCATAATATGAACATCGAATTATCTAGATCACATAGTTCTTCGACAATTGATACAAAAGTCGAATTCAAGAAAAATACCGACCCTTTACAAGTTTTACCACCTAGGAAACAATTCTCCAGTTTTGAAGAATTAAATGCTTACAAACAAGAAGTTAATAAGATTATAGATAAAAACAACGACATTTTGCTAACGATACGTGAAAATGATGTGAAAATATATTTGAAAAATAAAGGTGTAGTATGGGATACTTATTCGCAATTTATGATGAATGTGGGCAAATTTGAAGAATCTATTCATGAGAAGACATTTTTAACTGAACTTACATACAAGATCGAAGATAGTCAAATAGAAACACCTTCGAATACGTTCGTAAATTCAGATCCGAATGTGAAACACACTTCTCTAACCACAAATACCGTTGTGAAAGATGATGTTCTTTCGAATATCTTGAAATTAGTGGGATTGGATCTGTCTGAAGTAGAAGTCAAATATATATATACTGAGGCTAATAATCGATATCTGCCCATTTTGAAAGTTTACAAACAACAGAAAACAAACAAAAAAAGTGTTGCTGACAATGTATTGTGGACAACCTACAGTTTAATAACCATCTATTCTGCATTCATAACATTATTTGCTCAATATAAATATAAGCTTAATAAAGTTTTCAAACCTTGTAAAGATATCTTCTCGCTCGAAGGATATCCTTTAAATGATAATGAAAAATCATTCATCAATTATATATCCTGTATTGTGCACTCCATATTTTCCAAATCGAATGCGTATTTTAAATCAGAGAATTATTTAGCTACACAAATAAATGCTATTATAAAGTTAATTTTTCAACAAAATAAAGCATTGAAAGCTAAATTTGATAACATGACTAAGAAGGATTTAACTAAGAAAGAAGTCTTATTGCCAGAGCCAACCCACATCAAGCCGTATAAAAATGATGCCGTTGTATTGTTGGTAAAGGACAATTTGTCGAATAATCTTATTCTCAAACAAAAAGAGTTTGGAATATACAGAACATTTCAAACAAGTGAACATGAATTCGATAATTCTAAAATTTATCAAATCGTTTGCAAGAAGCCTAAATTAGCTAAACATTTGATAGTTGAAACACTTGGTAAAATAAAAAAAGTCGAGCCAAAAAAATCGAAGGAAGAAGAAACTGAATACTATTTGATTGACGTTAAAGTAAACGACAAAACCATTGATGCAGATATATCTGACTATGTTCGCAATTTCCAAAAGTTTTTTGGTTTTAAAATGGATAATTTCGTAGCAGAAGTTGTCGAACAATTCGAAAACAATTCTAATTTTTATTATCTTTTTAAATTGAACACAGTATTCATGAAGTTAAAAGAAACATACGATTTCTTTTCCAACAAATCTAAAATTTTCGATAATAATAGGTTCTCAATATCTACTAACATTCAATATAATATCTTAACCATGTTTCAATGTGTCGAAAAACTTTGTGAGGAACTTTTCGATACAGAACACATATATACCTTCATGGACACAGATATGAATGCAGATAAACGAAAACACTTGACAATTTTCATGAAAGCATTTGAAGAATTTTTGAATAATTTGACTCAAAAAATTTCAAACAATTTGGTTGATGTAGAAAGACTAAAAAAGAAAACAGAAATTTTACGAGAGGAAGAGAAACAGGAAAAACTTACCAAGTATAACAACCTAGAAGACGATGAGATGTATATCATCATGGAATTAGAAAAAACAATTGGGCTTAAAATAGATCTACAAAATGAACAAATTGATAACGAAGAGAATACAAATTTTGTTCCGTCCCAAGAAGATGAAGATGAAGATTAATTTTCGATCAATGAAGGATCTAAGTATGAGATGTCAAACTCATTCATAATTCCGATAATTTTTATCAACTCGTTAATTTCTTTATTAGTTTTTGTTGCTTTTTTATATTTTGTTATAATGTGAAAGCCAAAGGCTTTGTTCTTTCTGTATATAACATATTCATTTTTAATTTTTTTCACGATGAAAAATTTGGATTCATTTTCATCGATTACAGAATTGAGCTGATTTAAAAATTTTTTGGATTTAATGTTGTATTTTTTGATTAGTTTTCGCATTTCATGCAAAGGAATTTCATAATTGTAATTCGACTTATTTATCAGTATATTAGAATTCGACGATTTAAATACATACCTTTTAAAAAAACACTCTTCGAATTTTTCTATACATTTTTTAGAATAAAAATAAATAAAAATCATCAGCAAAAAAAAAAATACTGCGTGTTTCATCATTTATATTGTCTGTAGGAAATTTGTTCGTGATAGATCGGAATTTTACACATTCCATTCAAACAGGTTGCTTTTTGGTCGATAAACTCAGGACATTCGATATCACGTCTACATTTATGATCCCACACATTTTTTGGGTCATCGAACATACATTGTGTTTTGCTCACCAAATTATACAAAATCGAAGGATAACTTGAAAAACAATGATAGTTTTTCTCAGGTAATTGAACCTTCATTTCCATACTAATGTTCCATTTCGACACAGACACAACTGTGTATTCGCCTTCAATAAACACATCTTTCTGATTTGTGATAAGAATAGTGTCTCCTACTTTTACCTCTATGTCATTTATGGTAGTACCATTTAAAATAATTTGATTCGTATTAACATCTTTCTCCTTGAATCTCCCATCAATACTGGTTTCGATGACAAAGTTATACTTTGGATTGAAACTAACTCTTGGAAGCAACTGAATGGGTTTATGTGTTGTGATGCTATTCGTTATTAACAATAAATGGCTGTTTTCTTTTGTATTATACACCCCGTATTTGTATTTTGATAAGTGTTTGTGGAATGCATTCTTTTGTAAATAATAGTCAACTATTTTACTTTTTAAAACGTCATTATATGCATTTTCGTAGAGAAGTATATCGACTTTTGTCAAATCTTTGGTTTTCACAAATCTTGGTTTCAAATACTTTATGTCAATGTTGTGTACCTCCAGAATATATTGGAACAGTTCTAGAGAAAGGTCCGATTTGTATCCAATTCTGCATGAACGGGGCAAAGAGTCTATTGTAAATACCTCATTATATTTTTGTAAAATAAATAGGAAGATGTCATCTGTGTAGGATTCTTTGCAATAAATGGAAAATATGAAAATATTTATCAAAAACAATAAGAGTAATAAATAAATTTGTTTATTCATATGGATTTTTTCATTATAATATATATTTTTTTATATAAATCATTATGTTTTCCAAGCGTATAGTTTCAAGTATATTGATATTTATATTTTGCATGATATTATTGCATGTGAACAAACCAAGCTTTATATTCAACAAAGATGGAACTATAAAAGAGTTTGGTACTGGGAATGACAAAAGTGTTTATTCCTTAGGGGTTGTATCTTCATTCATAGCCATTATTTCATTTTACATATTTTCTATGATAGATTTAATAAACTCATAAATAATGTCTTATATTGACGAATTCGAGAAAATACAACAAATGAAATTACAATTACTCAAATCAAATAAAATGAAAGATTATTCCGAAGATAAAGATTATTTTATCATAAAATCTCAAAAAGTAAAGAAAGAGTATTACACTTTGAAAAAAGAGCATTATCACAATTTACGAAACAAACGCAGCGACATATTGAAAGAAATAGCATCCAAAGAATATCTTTACATAATGAGTCGTTCAAACAAATATGAAAACGATTTGATTGAGTTATATAATCAAAAAAATAAAATTGAACAAGAAATAAAAGAAATAAAAAACATAGCTAGTTTGTTTATTAAGAGAAATAGAAAAGAGTCTGACAATGTTTTAAATGTTAAAAGTGATCGAAAAAAATCTGACTCAATATCACCATCAAAAAGACACAAGTTGAAAAAATTCCTCTTCAAGACATACGAGGAGTGTTCTACACGTAAAACAAAAGAACCATTTTATATGTCCAAACAAGACATTCTTGATAATATATATGAGAACAATGAGGAACTAATTAAAGCTTTACCTAAGAATTTTCACAAATTAGGAAAAAAAGAGTTGTGCAAGGTGTTGTTTGAGCTGTAAGAAGCTATATGATGATATTTTAAAATACAAATATATCCATTGTAACAAAATAAATGAGTTTCGAAAGTGATATAAGAATTGTTTATTTGAAATTATTACGAAGAGAACCAAGTGCAGATGAAATATCACAATCGTTTGATAAGGATATTTTTTTCCTAGAACAAGAGATTAAAGAGTCGAATGAGTATAAACTAACAAAAGGTTATTTTTTTGCGGATTCATTTTATGATGTATCTAACAATACGTATTCCTTCAGTAATGTCATAAACGATAGGAATAAAAAAGGAATTTATTTAGGAAATGATTATTTAAATCTGAACATTTTATTATATGATAAATCAGTTGAAAATAAAGTGTCGGATAATTTCAAATATTATGATTTCAAAGACATAACGAATATTCAGTTTTCTTGGGGAGAACCATTGCATCAAACACATACACTATACTTGAATGATGCCTATCTGAAACATCAGTTAGAATACGAAAATGCACAAATAAGCATTGAAAAATATTGCTTACACTCGTTCAAAACTTGTTTTTTGCAAAAAGTAAGTATTAATGCATCAATCTCATCAACTATAGATATAAATCATTTATTTGACTCTGAAATGAGCAGTTATGTGTTGTATTACAAATCACAGAGTATTAACTTCTTGGAAGTTCATGAAGAAGATGTTGTGATTACAAATATGTATTTGTGTAATAATCAAGATTTTTTGCACAATGGTCAAAATACAAGTGCAAATAGTTTTACTGTTCCATTAATGGCTAATGAGGAGCGAATATTTTATGTTTATACAAGTATTTTGCATAAAGATAATATATCGGAACATAACAGCAAAGAAATTTTGTTAAATTTGTTAAACTATTCAGATCTAGAGATTATATCAGGTCATAAAACTTGTTGGGATAAAAGATGGTATAAACGCTATGACTTCGAATTGAGAGAATATATATCGAAGCGACAAGAATTCGAAAAACTCATATTTAATTTTCATTATTCATTGTATAAACTGTATTCAAATATTTATGTAAATGATTTGGTGTACAGTATCCCAAATTTGTTAGTATTAGATCCAGAATTAGCATTAAAAGTTATTCAATCTTACATATACTACATGCGGAATGACTACAACACTGCGAAATACTACTCCAGAGACGGAAAGTTCTTAACTTTCCAAAAAAACAATATAGGTTTGCAAATCAATCAATCTGCGTTGCTCAACATCCACATTTGGATTTACTATGTTGTTTCAAAGAACATAAATTGGTTTTTAACAGAAGGATATCCGACAATGTTGATGAATGCTCAGTTTTTGATGAATTGTATAAGAGATGATTCGATCAGCAACTCATTATCATTTGATGGTTTTCAACAGACGAATAACGCTTTCACTATACATATAACAAAAATGGCTTTGAATATGACAACTGTCGCACAATATGAGTTCATAATTTTTAGGGTATTTGATGGTGCTACGGATAAAGAGATTGATGCGGAGGAATTTACTTTTACAACGGGGTTGTATGTGCAATATATGAATTTGGGCTATAAAAGTGTGTCCGATTCGAGCATTGAAGTAAGATGTGAGAAAATTAATAACATGTTTTGTTATACATTCTACACATCTTTAGATGAATTGATTGGTTATAAGTTTTCTGAACAATATGGATATCAATTGGAATTAGGATTGAATCGGGAAATAACCTTCAACTTGGACGAATCGATAGCACAGAAACCCATTTTATTTTATGATACAAATGGGTTTATAATACGTCATAAGTATAGCAATAATGTAGACGAAACACTTTTATCGAATGTGAACGTACTAAGCACAGATGACTCTATCACTATAAATACAAATGACGTAAAAAGTTATTCGTGTCTAACTATCGATGTTTATAAAAATGACTTTAACACGTTGTATGGAGACAATGCATTCATAACAGAACACGGTTTGACAAGTAATAATGTGATTGTCCCATTTTCAAATTACACAGATACATATAATTCTGATACAGTTGCAGAAATTTTTACTGTTCTCACAAATTTTTATGATAACAAAAATTTTTACAATGTTGAAGAGAACGTTTCATTTTACGGATCTGATGACTCGAGTAATGTGCAAAACAGACTTTTACAAAGTGGTATGATGTTGAAACTTGGACAACAAACATCAAACTATAAAGTCCGTCAAACACTAATGAATACATACAAAGAAGTTTTATTTGATTTGAACAAAGACAGTGTTTTAGGCGAAGATCAGCATAATAATATCATTGTGTATAACATGCTATACAATTTATTGGGATTTAAATTCAACGCACAAGGACTTATATATGAAAGCAGTAATGTTTTCCCAGAAGAAATAGATAAGATATCTATACGGTACAACCATAGTTATGATAACTTTACTAATGTTTTACAACAAAGTTATACTTTTTTGAATTTGGAGGATGTCATTACCATAGATTTTAAATATAATGAAATGAAAGAGTATGTACAAATAGTAGTTGATATATTACCAGTATATCCTATATACAGTCTTAATGATGTAGAGATATACGTAGACGATGTGGAGCGAGACGAGTCTTTCTTCACAACAGAATCCAAAATCAATAAAATATATTACTCTCAAACGACAGATTCATTTGACACATTAACGTATATACAAGAGCTAACAAACCAATACATTCATCTAAAACTTGATAATGGTGTCATATCAAACTATTTCGTGAAATATTTTGATGAAATCACAGATACTTATGGAAGTGATATGTTATATCCTACATTGAACGCACATTTATCATTTGAAGATAAATGTACCTTCAATTTGGAAATTGTTTTCAATTCTCAAACATTTAATAGATATGAACTTTTCAACTCTTTAAATATCAATTTAAATTACGAGGACGATTTGTTAGATATAGTGTCAGAAACAGATCCGTATGGTTTTGAAACGAATTCAAATTGTATTATCAGTTATGATAACAGTAATATATTTAATATAATATACAATGAAAATGATAAAGCAGGGAGTGTTGTAATAGGAAATTTAAAGTTAGAATTGATTGAATTTGATGTATTTTCAAGAATAACACCTTTGTTTCCATTGAATGGAACCGTAGTTGTCGAAGGGATTACAAAAAATATCCTATTTGATAAGACGAATTATCCACCAATAGTGAGAGAACTTGCAAAGGATTATAAATATAATATAGACACCTATGTGATTGAAAACGAGGATGTTATATCATTATTGTATGATGAAATCGTATTACCCGTAGAACATGTATTATCTAGTGGGAATAATGTGTACGAACAATTAGGACATGGAGACGTTGACCCAACTTTGAATTCAGGAAATCTTATTAGGATAAATGAAAATATCAAAACGAATTTGAGACATTTGAACAATGCTAACGAATTGAATGCATTTTTAGACTCAAAAAATGCGAAACTCCTAGATATAACATGTAGTGATTATTCGACGTTGTTTAGAATAATAGAAAATGATGTAGTAGAGTTGTATGGGATAGGTAAAAATAGCAATGACGCTTTGATGGTTAACGATATTTCCAACACAGATGTTATTTCTATTACACGATGTGATAAATTTCACAATTTCCTGAATACAAACCAATATAATATTGAAGACTTTAATATAATCCAAACTGTTTCATCTACTATGCTTTATTCAAAAGATTATGTGTATGCAATTGGAAATAATGAAAATTATAATTTAGGGATAGATACGACACAGAGCACTGAGATCGTGGAGAGTGTTCAAATAATCAATTTAATAAAAGAAGAGAATTCACGAATTAATAAAATTATATTGAATAATAGTTCTACGATAATTTATTTGGATAACAATAATGTGTATGGATTAGGTGAAAGTGTAATGTTCAAATATTTGACAACCATATCATCGTCGATATGGTTGCCAACACCTACTGAATTAGATGTAATCAATAATTTCGTAAATATAAACGATTATGTAATAGAGCGAATAGAAGGTGGTAGTTTACATTTAAAATTTTTATTGGTATCTTTAAAGACGTTAGAGAAAGAATGGTGGGGGGTTGGTCGAAATAGATTCAATAGTATGGGTTTGACACCCCATATAACTGAGGATGATTATGATGTGGATATAAAACATATGGTGCGCTTAAATCAGATCGAAGCATTCATACACGGGAATAAGTTTGATGAATCATATACTGGACCTAGTGCAAAGAATGCGAATAAGGTTAATTTGATACCAAATTATGGTATATCCACTTATCATACCGCAATATATGACGAAGAAACACGGGATATTTATGTTTTAGGCGCATTGTCTTTGAATGAATCTGAGTCAGAAATAACAACAATAACACAATGGACCAAATGGATATCAAAAGAGGATATTGTAAGTATAAGTGGAAGTAGTGATTACAAGATCATTTTATCTATGTTAAATTCTCAAGGGATATTCATAGGATTGTCAAAAGAAGATAAACAATACATGAAGAAACACAAAAGTGAACATATACAATGTTTGGTGGTAAATAGTGGAGATAATTATGTTTTGCATATGGGAAACACGACGATCAACCTTTTAATGGGAAGTATAATACTCCATAATTCAATGGATCTTACCTCGTTAGAGTATGATTATAGATTTGAAATAGAATATAGGAATAGTGTCAAACTGTTTTTAGACAATATAGAATTTCAATTTGAAAATGAAGATTATACTGAATACAAATTGTATATACGATTGTATGTGTTGGAAGGACACTATATTTTTGAAGGTAAAAGGAATGTGTATTCTGATGTAATTGATATTTCATTTCAACTTGAACATAATAACATGTATAAGATATCTACACAAAACTCATACACCGTAAATACGAGTGCAACCACATATGTTGAATTTGAAAAAAAAATAATTTTGGAAAATCGACTAATATTTCGCAATCTCGTATCATCATTGGTATGATTAATATCATAAAACATAATCCTACAACTTTAAAAAGGATAATACATATTGAAATATTAAGTGAGAAATCACCCAAATGATGCGCAAGAAGTTAGCAGATGATGATGTATATGACGAAAGTTATTACAAAATTGATACGAAATACGTATATAATAAAAAAATTATTCAAGACATTTTGAGCGACTCATTCAAATCTCAAACTGGTGCTCATTTATCAAATGATTTATTTTTGCTCATATGGGGACATATAGATTTTAGTTTTTCTGATTATAATCTGGAATATGACATCTTAGAACATATAGATAATATGTATTTTGATATTGTGCATAAATCAAGTTATAAATATAAAAAGAATGGTAAAATAAGCAAAAAACTGAAAAAAATGTACAAATTTATAATGATATAAATAAAGAATGTTGAAACAAATTAATTTGAAGTATTTTATGATATCATTTTGTGTTGGAATCTTAATAGTGTATGTAATGAAGCCTCCATCACATATTGTGGTCAAATTTCCGTCCCCAACAAATAGTGCTATTAAATACAAGGACAATGCTGATAATTGCTATAAATATAATGCGAAAGAAGTGGAATGTGATAAAACGGCAGTATCGCAACCTATTATTGAAGAATTCAAAAGACGAAAATAGAAAAATAAATAATTGTAATAAATAAATAAAATGATCATGACATCAGAACTTGGAATGAAAATAGTATCAATGATTCTTGGATTTGGTTTAGCGAGTATTTTTCGAAAAGTGTGTAATACGGAACATTGTCGAGTTGTAAAAGGACCTAATATGAAAATGGTAGAGAGACAAATGTACAAGATAGATGATAAATGTTATAAATATGTTCCAGAGCCAACTTTGTGTGATAGTTGAGCGTTTCAACAAAGAAACTAAAAATATTCTAAAATTTAAAAATGTCTAAATCAACAATGATTAAGGACTTGAACATAAAAACGAACAAGGATAAATTAAATGATGACCAAGGAGAAGATGATATAACAATCCAGGAGGTGATTACAGAAATCAATAATGAGAAACAGGACCAACAACAAGCTATGAATGCAAATATTAAAGATGAATCTATAAATTTGAAAGATTTTAGTAATCAACTATTGCAGCAACAGTTATTGCAACAGCAACTATTACAACAACAACTATTGCAACAAAAAGATCAACCACAACAGAAAGAACTTGAAACGAATGGGGTGATGTATTATTTGTCATTCTTATTCAAAGAGTTTTTATCCAAAAAAAATGAATTTATAGGAATATTGATATTACATATTATATTTAGTAAATTGGATATTAGTGCCTTATTAAAAATTGATAAATTGGTTTTGTTTCAAACATATCCATACTTAGAATCATTGGTTCGTTCAATATTATTTTCTATCTTAGCCTTACTAGTATCTCATATAGCATGAACAGCGAACGGCAGCGGCACTGCTACGTAAATAAGGATAACGATTTCTCAATTACTAAATATGAAACTTTTTTGAAGAAAGCGGCAAATGTAGCCAAAAAATCATCAATGACACAAAAACATGGATGTATCATTGTTCATAAAAACAGAATTGTAAGTGAAGCATACAATACAATGCCTATGAATTATCAAGATAGTTTACATGCGGAGGTGAATGCGATCAACAAAATAAAAAGCCATCCTAACATATTGAAACATTCGATGTTATTCATCGTAAGAATTGGTCCCAAGTCAATGGAACATCCATTAAAATATTCCAAGCCTTGTGCTCATTGTGCGAACTACATTAATCAGCACAAGATCCGAAAGGCGTTTTATTCTACAAATTATGAACATGATTTACAAATGACACAAATGTTAAATAATCAAATTGAAGCAGATATAAATGATCAAGAGTCTAATTCTTGAAGTTTTATAATTTTATTGTATTCTCCGGAACCCAACATATTTTGGAAAATATTAAATTCATAGAAGTCTTTTTTCGGTTTTTTGAAAAAATATATATAGGAGTCGTAAGCAATTTTAATCATCACAAGGTTAGCAAAGACAAACAAAACCAGATATACAGCTGACATATTATTTATCATATTATTTTAATTATCTAATATATTTTTTGTATATAATTTCATATCAACACCTAATGATGCAACTTCTTGTTTCAGCATTTTCATGGAATATGGTATTTGTATTTTCTTGGAGAATAAAGAGCTAAATTGTTTTTCACGTTCGTTATAAATCACGTCTTCGCCTGATTGTTCATCAATATACATGTAATAATCGTCGGATCTTTTAGTCATTGACTCTTTGATAAAGCTGGAGATTCCGTGTCCCAAAATAGCATTGTTTTCCATTTCACCGATACGTAATCCACCACCGTTTGCTCTTCCTTGAGTAGGTTGTCTGGTTGTAAGTTCGATGGGACCACCTGCTCTATAATTAATTTTATCTTTTACCATATGTTTTAATCGTAAATAATAGGTAGGTCCGATAAATATTTCAGTTTCAATTTGATCACCGGTAAATCCATTGTAAAGAATTTCATCACCATGTTTTTGATAGTTGTATTTTGATAAAATATCATAATATTCGGGGATACAGTTTTGTTCGAAAGGTGTTGCGTCAATGTATTTACCTTCTATACAACATAATTTGGCTAAAACACATTCTACTAAATGTCCTATAGTCATTCTGGTTGGTATAGCATGTGGATTGATAATAATATCAGGCACCAAACCATTTTTATTAAATGGCATATTTTCTTGAGGGATAACCATACCACAAACACCTTTTTGACCATGACTACTTGCCATCTTGTCACCTAATTCTGGTATTCTAAATTTCCTTAATTTTATTTTAGTTTTTTTATAATCATCTTTTTCGTAGACCAATACTTTATCTACTTTACCACTCACAGTCTTATCGGCTATCTTCGATTTGTCTTTATAAACTTTTTGCACAATCTCATCATTGAATATAACATCTTCCGCATTTTTTATTGGTTTTGATTGCACGTTCAACTTACCAATATAACAATCATTCGTTGTAATGTATTCGTCTTCAATAGGAAATCCTTCATCATTTATTTTTGAATAATTAGCTTGTTTTGTTTCGATCGCATATCCTTGATTTCTTAAAGTGATAGGATTGTCGAATTTAATATATTCGTTAGTAAATTTGTTTTCGTCTTCACTATCGGTAATTGCTTTCATATAAGATATATTGAACATTCCTCTTTCGATTGAACTCTTATTTACGATAACCGAATCTTCTTGATTGTATCCAGTGTATGTGCATATAGCGACAATTAAGTTTTCCCCATTAGGTAGATTATTTTTATAAATATATTTAGCCATTTTTGTGGTAACAAGCGATCTTTGGGGATAATGCAACAAATATGAAGCAGTATCAATTCTATGATTGAAGTTTGTTGCATACACACCTATCGCTTGCTTTCCTTGTTGTCCAGAGAATACGTTCCTTGGTGCTTGATTATGATTCGCAAAAGGTATTGAGTTTGTGTACATACTAAGAGACAAACACGGATGTATTTCAACATGGGTGTGATATTTATTCAAGTCTTCATGTTTCATAGCAATGTATGCAAAATTTGTTTCATATGTATCCAAATATTCTAAACAAGGCATTTCTTTTTTGAACTTTTTGTCAAAAGTATAATCGTATGTATATCCATTGATATATTTATTCCAGTGATCTAAGTTGTAATTCATAGATTTTAATTGCTCTGCAATTATCAAAGGTCTACAACAACGTCCTGAATCACAAAATATCATTATGTCGTTTTCTTGAATATTCCAAGATATGGACACGAAAGTATTTAATATACCATGACGTCGATATTGTATCATTTTATCATATAGTTCCTTAGGAGTTTTATGAATACCTATCCAATTATTATTCAAGAAGATTTTAGTGCTATTTTTTGTGGAGTATGGGTTAACAAACTCTAAAAATATGACATCAAGTTCTGTTAAACAGTTGAGAATATCTTGACGATTCGATTCTAGTGTTATTTCACATGTAGCGCTCATATGTTTTAGGAGTCCAATATTGCTACCGTCTGGTGATTCGATTGGGCACATCATACCGTATTGTGGAGAATCCAATCTATGTGGTGCCACTAATTTAATAGATCTATCAATGGGAGTATTGACTCTACGTAAATGTGAAACATAAGAAATGTAAGAAATTCTAGAAACATCTTGCACAATACCTTGTTCTGAAGGATCACCTGTTAATCCCCAATTACCTTTCATAGATTTATACATGCCATCACTTATAATTGTAGAATTAAATACCTTTCTGAAATTTGCCTCGGATACTAAGTCGAATTTATTTGAGCCACCTAATGTGTACTCTCTATCAATTGAATTGCGAACGTTATTTCTGAACTGATTATAGAAATCTCTAAATATATTACCTAATAGAATACCAGTGGTATCTACCCGTTTATACATATAATTATCACGTTCATTGCGTTTAATTACACCAATTGTAGTTTTAATTAGTTTATTTATCAAGTACCCTAGATACATTGCTTTTTGTCTAAAGTCATTACCGATGTTTGGAAACAAATCGTTAATAAATATGTATTTAACAAACTCTATATCTTTATGCTTAACGAAGTTGGCTAAATACTGTAATGCTGCTTGAGAAGAATATATAGTGTAATCATTTTCATGAAGAGCGTCGATTATCGAAGGTCGTATATGTTTTAATAAATAGTTGTCATCAAGGCAAATGTAGTCAATAATATCTTTATCTGATTCTATACCCAAAGCCCTAAAAATGATAAATATAGGTATTTGTTCGATATTGATGTTCATAACATTCATTCGAACAAAAAATTCATTACTATTTACATTTCTATCATTGCACACCCAAAATTTAACAGTTTTTGGAAACAGATTATTGACGATTGACGTTGAGCGGATCATTCCCTCTAATTTGTACAATTCTGGCTCCTTGGTGTCGCTCAAAAATAACTGATTAGTTGCAATTCTTTCTTGAGAGATGATCACTTTTTCTTTCCCATCGACTATAAAATACCCTCCTTGATCAAAAGGACATTCACCTAAATGACTTAACTTTGTTGAATCCAAACCATATAAATAACAAATTTTTGAATGCAATAATATTGGCACACTTCCTATTTTTTTATCTTTGAAAGACACTTCGTTCCTTAACTCGTTTTCATAATAATACTTGATTTTAACATCCGATACTAAATTAGCAACATAATTATCATCTTTTAATCTTGCAATATTAGGATACAATATTTGATCATCTTCATATTTAGGCATCTCAATTCTTACATTATCGTCGATGTTGATTTCAACTCTATATTTAGAGTCATCCTTTACAATTATAAAAGGATTTAACGTTTCAATAGTATATGGTATTTTTGATAAAACAAAATCATTATATGACTCAATATGATGTCTTGTTAAATAATGTGTATTTGATTTGTAATATACATCAATTACATTCCAAATGTCCATTTATAATAATATACCTAATAAAAATAAATTAAATCTAACAAAAATTCCCTTGTTAAAAATATTGATATATACAAAACAAAAAAAGCTCAAGTTTTTTTTCTGAATCGATAAAATCATTAAGCTCAATCCAATTCCTAAACGAATAAATGTCATCACATTGAAAAAACTTCTTGTATTGAATTAGATAAAACTTAAGAAAATTGTATCGTATTATTGTATTAAGTTGCAATAGAATAAATATGAATATACTTATGCTTTCATGACTTAGTATATCATATTTATACATGAAATCAAAAGATGGATTTCGTTTATCACTGATTTCGTTAAAAAACAGCGTTTTAAGAATACATACATCATAGTTCGTAATCGATATATCTATGTATTTCCATAAAAAGTTTTTAAAAAAATCATTAGGTGTAATTAACATTTAATAACAGACAGCATTTATTTTCCTTATCTTATACGAAGTTTCTTAAAATTTCAGAAACTCGTTTATTATTGAACTTAAATTTTTCATCCTAGATAACATGTTAATAAAAGATTGTTTAACTTCAACTTCGTGTTTTTTGAAGCTTTTTGACTTTGATATCGTTATCTGAACTTCATTTTGATATCCTTTCATTTTCGAATAACATGTATGCATGTTGTTTAAGCACATTTCAATATTTTGGCCTTGTATTCCTTTATAATAATACTTCAAAAAGGTTTCAATGATGATAAAGAGTTCGAAATACAAAAAACTATCCATTTTTTCCAAAAATTCCAAATTTATTAAATCTTCAATGAACAACTTGTTCAGTTTTATATATTTAAAATCTTTGGGTTTTTTGAAAATTATATAAAGATCTGAATTTATATATTCTTGATTTTCATGTTTTTTATGTAAAAAATCAATCATAGCATCAAAGCTTTTAATTTCCTCCATTTTGATTTGTTTGTTTTGTTTATGATTCGAACTATATGAATACATATAAAAGATCAATAACGAAACAAAGAACAAAATCAATAAACTGTTATTATTAAAAAAAAAAGCATTGAATGAGATTGCTATAGAAAACACAATGCCCAAAACTAAATTATTTGAATATTCTATCATTTATCAATTTTATATAATATGATAAAACATAATGATACAGCCACAATAAAGAGCCCTAAATACAAAAGTCTTTCTCTGCGAAAAATAACTGAAATAGGTTTAAGAGAAGAGATATCGTGTATTATCCCAAATACAACTGTGAAAACTCTGTGTACTATAACACTAATGGAAGCATCCTTAATCACTGCCGTTTCTTTCTCTCGTTCTTTTTGATTAACAACCCGATTAACCATTTCAATAACTTTGTCTTCTTTTTTGAGTAAATTTGAATATATATCATCATTGTTATAGATTGTATCTATTGTGTCAGTGAACACTCTTTCATATTCCTTATCCATTTATTTAAATCAAATCTATTAAATCTACGTGCCCAAGCATATGTCTTCTGCAACATATTTTATTTATTTTAAGCTCATCAAGAATCTTTCCCTTATAATCATCTGAAAAGAAAATTTCCATTTTATCTTTGATGTGTAAATCTTTCTTTTCCGTTTTTCGTGTTTTCATATTTTTCTCATGTTGCTTAACCTTATCATTATAATACTCCCATTTATCTGCTAACACCTTATGACACGTAAAACAACGTACGGGTATAATCATGTTTTCACTATTTACTTTAATAAAGTTTAAATTCTTAATTCAATTTTTTTATTGCAAATATCTATAAAGGTCAATGTAGTTTCTCAAAAAAATGCTTGAATTATTCAAAACACAGTGGTTCTCAACATATTTCTCATACGTTTTTTCAAATATCTCAGCACTCTTGTTGTACTCTTTTGTTTTTTTGTACAAAAGAGCTTCGAGATGCATGAAATCTGGATTGTCCTTATGGGTGTTCTCAGAAAGTAAAGTTTTAATTTTCTCTATACTTTCCTCATTGAAATTTTCATCATTCAAAAGTAAATAAACACGTTTGTATATATCATTGAATATTTGAACATTATTTGCTGAAACACTACTTGTAAAGTATCCCATTTTCGAGCCATCTCCACAAATATTTGGAAAGATTTTAAATGCTTTCAGATTGGATTTGCTTATCAAGTAGCTTAACTGAATATTCTGTGCATATCTAATTGGGAAAAAACTAGTCAGAAGAGATTTTGCACATCTTGTTGAAATCAAGAACGACTCTATACATGTTAGCAACAAATCTTTTTGTTCAATGGCTTCAAGAGAAAGCGAATCATCCTTATTTTCTTTGTTCGTTGAAGGTTGTCCAAGGAAAACAAAGTCATACTCATTATTCTCTAATTTTGAGATTAAGCTATTGAGTTGATTGTATATCTTGATCGAATATTGGATATCATCTTCAACCACCAAATTAAAATCATCCAAATTATTTTTAGAAATGTGTTGTAATGCTTTAAAATGATTGAAATTATTTGATATTACTTCTAATGATAATTGTTTTGTAAATTGATTGTAAAATTCATTTTCACCTTCTTCAAGTTTTCCCAACTTGATAAGGTTTTTAATATTTTTCATTTGAATGCTAGACGCTTCATGATCACACACTGTAGTAAAAGATATGTTGAAAAAATTTTGAGAGTTGGCTAACTCTTTAAGATTATCTATATTTTGCTCTCTTTCTTTGAGTGTTGAACTATGAATCACATAGATGTTTAAATTAATCATTATTTGAATTAATTTATATAAAAAAATATATCATATAAACATGTTAGGATAAAAAATTGATTAAAGGATATTTATTTATATTTATAAACAAAGAACAATGGAGTTTTGTAAATATTGTGAAAACATGTTGTATATTAAGGAAACTGATGAACACGAAGTTAATTTGTACTGTAAAAACTGTAATTTCGAAAAACCATTGGCAGAAGACAAGACTTCGAAGCTTGTTCTTCAAAATATATATAGATCCGATATAAATACGAATAAGGTCTTCAATGCTAATATTGAACATGATAGAACAATTCCTCATATTGACAATATCATCTGTCCCAATACCAAATGCACAAAGCCAAAAGATGATGCAAATGATGTTATGTACATGAATACTGATAATGTGAATTTGAAATATGTGTATTACTGTGTGCATTGCAAGTATTTTTGGGAAAATCTTTGAGTTTTTAAAAAATTGAATTTAAAATTATACTATTATCTAAAAAATAATGGAATTCATCATACAGGAAGAAGATAAAAATGTGGATACATATAACACGCTATTTAACAATGACGAGTTGCCTAAAAGAATGTCGAAAAACATATTGACTAAATATGAAAAAACACAACTCATTGGAGTTCGCACAGAACAGCTTGCATATGGTGCCCCAACAACTTTAACAACCGAGGATGAAGAATCATGTACCAATGTGAAGGAAATTGCTGAACTTGAATTTCAGAAAAAAATAATTCCATTAATTATCTGTAGACATCTCCCTAATAAAATTAAAGAATATTGGCGTTTGGATGAACTCATTGTTGTCTAATAATACTTTGTTTGTTTCTTAGGTTTAGTTCTCATATCCTTAAAGCCTGTGCCCAATGTTCCGTATTTAGTATTATATAAATGAATATGACAAAACTTTTCCCCTTGTAATTTCGACCTTTGACACTGATTACCAGTTGATGAATAAGCAAAACAATTGCAAGACTTGTCTTTTTTTTTATTATATTTGTTTTTCTTCACAATTTGTAATTTTTCTTCATCATTCGCAACAATATTAAAATCGATAATGTACTTAGACTTTAACTCATCGTAATCTAATTCATAATCCATTGAAATTTTTTTTAATAATACTTCCTTTATTTCAATTATTTCATCCTTAAATAAGGATACTAAATACTTTGGAATGAACACATTACACATTTTTACAAATTATGACTTAATATACAATACAAATTAAGTGTTCAATTTTTTTAAGATAATTATTTTTTAAGAAGTTTCTTTAAAAGCAATTTCATATCCGATTTGGATAAATTTTCTAAATTTATATCATCGTCGTCTTCGTCATCGTTTTCTCCACCATCAACAATTTGTAAACACGGCTCATTGACAAGATTTTGTTCATTAACAAGATTTGTCTCTTTCGCAATTATATTGTAAAGTTTTTCACCCTTTTGTTGCCATTTATAATTTTCAGTGATATTTTTTCTAGCCTTAGCACCGTGTTCTTCTAACGTTTTTCGATTTGAATAATAAAACTCCATAGCTTTAACATAATCGTCAATATCACACATTTCTGCTTCACCAGATACGAAATCTCTGCTATGATCACAGTAGTATGTCCATTTAGGCTCTATTATACAAGAATTGTCTTTATTAAAAAAGTCCTTGAATCCTCCTATATTAGGAACGATTTGTGGTATTCCAATACCTGCTTGTTCGAAATTACAAAGACCGAAACCTTCTCCATCACAAGTATTAATACCTACATTTCCTACATTATACATTACATTGATTTCGAAGTCTGAAATTTGTTGAGGATTTTGAATAATTATCAAATGTTTTTTGAAGTCATTGACATCGATATTGTATTTTCTACACTCAGAGATCATCAAGTCTATAAGGTCCCACCCACCATTCATACTTGTAGCTATCAACAATTTAATGGATTCGTCTTTATGAATTGAGACGAATTTAATAAAACTCATCAAGCAAAGATCCCAACGTTTTCTTGGCTGATTGCGGTTCAAGTTCACAATGACAAAATCATTTTCCGATATTCCAAAAAAACGTCTGCTAATTTTCTTTGGGATTGGATAAAATGCATCTGCATTAAATCCATGTTCAAGTATATATGTTGGTTTTGAAAAGTTTTGTGTCTTGATAACACTGTCCCAATACTCTGTGAACATAATCGCTCCGTCGCAGGTATCTGAAATATTTTTAATTAACATGTTTTTCTCATTCTTATAAACTATATCTATGTATGGTATTAATTTGAATTGACGATCCTCTATTGTTTTAATTACTTCAATTAATGAATTAATCACCACTAAATCATTGTAAATTATTACGATATCAGGTGATATATCAGTTATATATTGTTTGATTAATTTTTCACCAAATCCTTTATTTTTTGGATTCTCATTGGCATAAACATCAAAGATTTCTACATTGTGAGGAAGCTTTCTCTCAACTTTATGATCCTCTTTATCATAAAAATTTTGAAAACCGAAAATATGCAATTTTATATCCTTACAATTACTTAAATACTTCGATAATTCAAATACCACTTTAGAATATCCGTTATATTGTGCAGGGTGTGTGCCACATAATATAACTTTTTTCATTTTTACTATAAGAACAAACAAAATGTTTTAAATACTACGCAATAATATATATATATAATTATATTGGAAAAACATGAACTCTGATTCTATATTCAATTACATTAAATCCATCGAAAATGAAAACTTCATTCTGAAAAGAGAAATCGCCAACTATGAAAGAGAAAATTCAAGCCTTAAAGAGAACGAAAAAGAAATGTTAAAAGTGAGCACCATCATAACAACAACAAATGAAAATACAAAGTTAAAAAAAACAATAAGTATTCTTGAAAAAGAAATAAATATATTGAAGAAAAATATCGAATCGTATTCCACTTATAAAATGAAAGAAGCTTCGAAAGTCCAGAAACAACCAGAACGTAAAGAAGAAGAAAATACCATTCTTCCTCCAACACCAGTCTATGAATCTGAAAAAGAAGAAGAAAATACCATTCTTCCTCCAACACCAGTCTATGAATCTGAAAAAGAAGAAGAAAATACCATTCTTCCTCCAACACCAGTCTATGAATCTGAAAAAGAAGAAGAAAATACCATTCTTC